CTCCCGGCTACCGCCGGTCGCGCATTCGGTCGCCCTACCGGGCGACCCGCCCGGCACGAGGGTTTCCCGGCCGACTCGGCACGCCGCCTGGTGTGACGCCGGTCGTTAGTGTTCCGGGCGACATTAACGCTCTTATAGATAATCTTTTATGACTCCTGAGTGTATGTAGCTGGTGTGATGCAAGAGACGAACCCGTCCGATCGGATGGTGAGATTGTACTTCGGCAAACCCGGAGAAAACCGGCCTACAAAGGCTGAAGTGCGTGATTTCATCGTCGCCGACATGGGTCTCGTCAGGGGTGACGAGAAGCCACAGTGGAGCGAAGGGATTTGCGAACTCATACAATATGGTATGGATTCATGGGATACTAAACTTTCTGATACGTGGGAGCACGAGGAGCAGATTGACCAGCTCGAAGCCAAAGTTCGCGCCGCCCAGAACAGGGTCGACGACCTGGAGGCCGAGCTCGAAATGGAGAAACTCTCCGACACGGACACCGACGTCGTCGCCGAGGTCCACCGAACTGAAGCGCGTATCCTCGAAATCCTCTGTCGAGACGATAACATCGGCGCGAAATCGCCCAACTTCGTTCCCATCGACGAGATCGCGGCTGAGATCGACGTGAGCAGACAGGCCGTCTCCAATATCGTCGAAGCCATGGAGAAGCCAGAGCTTGGTGGACACGTCGAGGTCGACCGTCACGGAGGTCGTGTGAAAACGGCCGACCCTGGAGCGTTCGTTGCCTACTGTGGGGCTGTCAGGATGTCGCCCGAGAAGATCAGGGAGGCTAACCGATGAGCGGTATCCCAGGGGATGACGACGAGCTCAAGGACATGCTTCAGGACATCCGAGACGAGATTCGCGATCTCCGCCAGGAGAACGAACGACTCCGTGACGACTCGGATGACGACGACAGGCCAGATGCACCGCCGAACGACGATATCGTCGACCAGTTCATCGACGAGAAACATCTGGCCGAATCGACCGAGAGGCCGTACAGATCCGCCCTTCGATGCTTCCGACGGCACACTGGAGACGTTCCTTTCCTGGATGTCGACGAGGACGTTGTGAGCGAGTTCGCGGATACCTACGGCGGTGCTGATGGACCCGATGCGTCGACCATCGTATCGTACCTTCGACGCTTGAAACGGCTCTACGACTGGATGCAGACCAAACCATGGGGACCACTGAACAACCCGGTGACGACCCCACTCGACGAGTACAAAAACAGGCACAAGGGTGTCCTCAGACGAAGTGGTCAAAGTCCCGGGACCGTCGTGAAACCAGAGGAATATCGGCTGTTGTTCAAACCAAACAACGAAGCGCGGAGTCGAGCCATCCTGCTCCTCCCCGCGAAGACTGGGCTCAGACGGAAAGAACTGGCCTGGCTCAAACTCGATGATGTCGACCTCGACGAGCTGAAGGTCTACAACAGATCGCCCAAAGGGGTGGGGGAGCAGCGAATCAGTCGCGACCGGGCTGACCCGAAGTTCATCGACGAAGAAACAGCCGACGTCATCCGGCGCTGGATCGACCAACGAGAGCACGTCATGGACGGTCTCGGTGACGGTATCAATGACGAAGGGTGGCTCTTTCCGAGTCGTGATGGGTCGAGAGTCGATCCGATGTCCGTCTCACGCTGGTGGTGGAAAGCACGCGAACGAACAGAGCGTGTCGTCAAGAGCGACGACCCACGGGTGGCCGAGAAACTCGGGGACCTCTCTCCCCACGACGCCCGCCGCTGCTTCACCTCATGGTTGAACTGGAACGATTGTCCACGAGACCTGATCGCGGCGCTACGCGGCGATGCGGACGCTGACATGGTGGCTCTGTACACGACCTACGGCGAAGATCACCTGCGAGAGGAGTATCTGCGAGCGATCCCCACCTTCAACCTCTAATCGACAGACACCGCGGTATAAACCGTATGCAGATATATGAATATCGCCGCTAATGGGCGGGGAGTGGGTCTGGCGTCTCGCTGTCTTCGAGCTCGTATGTCCGGAGGAGATCGCCACACGACGGACACGTTAACTTGAGGCCAGTCCAGTCGCCATCGGACCATTCGGCCTCGTATCGATCGAACGTTGCACCGCAGGTGTTACACTTCATGGCCGTTCCCGCGAACGTGCTCTACGGAGCGGCTTAAGTCTTCGCGCGCGCCCTGGATGCCACCAGTAACGTGCCGCTTTCGCGCCCCACCTGTCCCGACATTCATCCTCAAAACAGGCGTATGTACGTACGTACGTGCCCATATGTACGTGCAGACCATGTGACTGCAACTCACCCACACGATAGATTTAAGATCATCCAACGTATTGTTTCTGATACGTCAATGTCACTGACAGCGGGTTTCCCCGGCTATCCGCATACGACGTGTGACTGGCATGATAATATGCCAGAACGTGTTCAACAGTGATCACTCTCATTTGAGCCGGGAGGGCCCGCCTGGTGCGGGCGCGTGACTGTTAATCACGAGGTGCGAGGTTCGAGTCCTCGTCCTGGCGCCTGAGAGTGTCAGAATACCGATACACTTAATATCGATACACGTCAAGTATAGGACATTCAAAAACATAAGAAACTAGACATGGGGCTTGTAGCTCAGCCAGGCCAGAGCAGTCGACTCCAAATCGACCGGCCGGGGGTTCGAATCCTTCCGGGCCCACTTTGGGACCACCTTGTAGGAAATCGCACGGTCCCGCTACAACGGGGTAGCCTGGGGAGGTGACACGGCGCGGGTCCCTCCCGCGTCCCCCTGCATGGCGCATAGGTCAGTCAGGTAGACCACCTCGCTCACATCGAGGATGCCCCCGGTTCGAATCCGGGTGTGCCAATCCCCCAAAACCCCGGGCTCAGCCCGGACGGGGGTGTGCGGTCCTGCTCGAGAATCGCGAACGCCTGCGGACGAACGCGGTCCGTGGGAAGGCGCTAAGAGCCGATCGAGAAGGGGGAGCGATCCCCCATCCGAGTGCCCGTAGTTCAGCTCGGTAGAACGCTCGCTTTGCAAGTGAGAGGCCGCTGGTTCGAGCCCGGCCGGGTACATGCGACACGGTGATCGACCCCTGCGCTCCGGCGTACAGATCGACACATCGACAGCGCCCACGGTGGGAAGTACGTGACGCCCATGCGGTGGGTCGGTAGCTTAGCCTGCGTAAAGCGTTCGGCTTTTAACCGAATGACCGGGGGTTCGAATCCCTCCCGACCCGTGGGGCGGTTGGCCTCTGGCCGCTGAGCTCGGTAGTCCCGAACCACAAAAGAATCCCAGAGGACGTTGAGTGACCGATCACTCGCGAGGTCGGGCTGGCCACCCGACACACCACACGGTGTGGCTTCGTAGCTCAGTTGGTAGAGCCCTCGATTTGTAATCGAGCGGCCGGGAGTTCGATCCTCCCCGAAGCCTTCCGTTCAGTCCACCTCCAGAAGTCCCGCTGGCGAGAGATGCCTGACTTTCAATCAGGTGGCCGTCGGTTCGATTCCCTCCGGGATAATCAGGGTGCGACCAGCGCCCAGACACGACGTGGCCGGACTGGTCTAAACTGGTTAAGATTCAGCACTGTGACTGCTGAGAACCGCGTTCGAGTCGCGGGACCGGCCCTCCGTCAGGCAAAATAGCCGAACTACATAAGAGTTCGGGGATTTCGCTTGACACTGCTGGGCGATCGCGTAGTCTGGTTATCGCGCGTGCCTTGGGTGCACGAGATCGCAGGTTCAAATCCTGCTCGCCCAATGGACTGTGGCACGAGTCACACGTCCTTCCCGTAGGACACGCACCCTACGTAGCAGACACCTCACCATGTCCACGACAAAGGAGCGGCCAGCCAGTAATGGATTGGTCACAGTCGGTCGGTCAGAATCGCGCACGAAACACGTAGACGCCGCGCTTGTCGAATCATTTGCGGCTGTCACCGGGGACGAAAACCCGCTTCACCTCGAAGACGATCACGCCGCCGAGACGATGTTCGGCGAACGGATCGCCCACGGGATGCTCGCAGGTGGGATGCTCAGCGCCGCGCTGACCGACCTGGTCGACCCCGAGGTCGCGACGGTTGTCTACCTTTCACAGGAACTCGAGTTCCAGAAACCCGTCTACCTCGGAGACAAGCTCACCGCGACAGTCGAGGTCGTCGAAGATCTCGGCCAGTCACGGTATCGACTTCGAACGTACGCAGAGACAACCTCGGACGTGGTTGTTGACGGTGAAGCGGTTGTCCTCCTCGACGAGTGAGGAGTGGTCGTTTGCGCCTCTGTAGCTCAGCCAGGACAGAGCACTGGCCTTCGAAGCCATGAGTCGGGAGTTCGAATCTCCCCAGGGGCTTATACTACCAGAAATATGATATACCGGTCGCGCGTACATCGTGTATGACCATTTGTCCCCAGTGTGGGAGCGCGATGATCAAGAAGACAGGACGCGTCGGCCTCGACGCCCGGCGCCGCCACTACTACCAGTGCGTCACGTGCGGAAAGATCCACGTCCCCCCGTACGAAGACGACGACAAGGCGGGGAAGCCGATCAGCACGAGTGGTCTGAAACGGAAGTTCCTCTAAACACCGCACTGGATGCCACCAGCAGCGATATGAAACCACGACCAACAGAAGCGGCCATCCCACGAACGAAAACAGTCACCACGTCATACCGGTGTGACGACTGCGAGAAGACCATTCAAACACTCTCGATGGAAGACGATGTCGGTGCGACCGATGCGTGCCTCAACTGCGGGTCGTTCTTGATCCACATCGTCGAGTAGGTTTAGAGGGGGAGAAGAAACACTTAATATCTTAACACGTCAAGATTATTATATGGACTTAACGGAGTTCAGCACGTACGGAGAGAGACTTGTAGGCGGCGCGGAACCGAAAGACCGCGTCATCATCGAGTGTCTCGACAAACTCGATCCGAGGAGTTCCGACTTCATGGGAGCAATCTCATTTCTGACACGAGAGCCCTTCGACGATATCGGCGTCGGGAAGACATCCCTGCGAGAGATCGCTGCTGAAACACTCGATACAGACGTCAGTACGCTCCGCGATCACGAGCGCGACTACGGCGACCTTCCCAGCGCGATCGGCCATGTGGCCGCCGAGACGAACCGCCTCGTCCCGAGAACGGATGTAAGTCTTGGCGACCTGTACCGGAGATGCCACCAGATACGTGACGCCACGGGAGACGAGGGTGGCCGACTGATCCGACAGGCCCTCTCGGACTACAAGGAGCCCAAGTGGGTCGCACACGCGTTCCTCGGTAAGAAAGGGGTGAGCTTCGGCGTCGGCGAAAAATCCGTCGTCAGCATCCTCTGTAAGGAGCACGGCATCGATGACTCGCGACGGGCGCTGGCACTGAACCCCCGAGTGGTCGATCTGTGTGCGACAATCGCGAGTCCCGAGAGCTACCACAACCCGATCATGCAACCACTCTGCGGGCGACCGTTCCTCCCCATGCTGGCGAAATCGAAGCCGATCCCGGAAGACCCACGGGCGGAGTGGATGATCCAGCCCAAGTACGACGGGGCACGCATCCTCGTCCACTACAACACCGCCGACGACGGCATCCTCCGGGCGTTCAGTCGGAACGCGAACGACGTGACGAACAGCCTCCCCGAGCTGCGCGAGCTCGAGGATGTGATCACCGCCGAGGGACAGTACATCTTCGACGGGGAAGCGATCCCCTACAAGGACGGGGAGCGCCAGCCGTTCCAGCAAGTGATGACCCGGTTTGGTCGCCAGGAGGATGTCGACGAGCAAGAGATCGACATCGAGTTCAAGTTCTTCGACCTGGTCTACGCGGAGAACGAGTGGCCAGCCTACGACGGGGACGTGTCCAAGATGACGGCGGGCGGACGATACTTCCTGTTGTTCTGGCTATTCGCCCATGACCACACGGACTGGGTCGCACCGTCGTACACACCCATGCTCGACGAGGACCTCGTCAGTCACTACCAGGAGTTCCTGCGAGACGGCCTTGAAGGAGCGGTGGTCAAACGCGTCGACGCACCCTACGAGTTCAATCGGCGCTCACCACACTGGCGGAAGATGCTCCCGACGAAAGAGAACGTCGAGCTACGCGTCGTAGCCGTCCACGAAGGAGAGAACAGCAACGCCGGAATGGTTGGCGGGATGGAACTGGAGACGGAAGATGGAACGCCCGTTGGCCGTGTTGGTGCCGGTATCGAAGACTACGACGGCATCAAATGGGAGGAGCGGGACACGGTCGTCGACGAGATCGTCGAGGTATCCTGGCGCGAGCTCCAGGCCAACGACGACGGAACCTACGCGCTCCGATTCCCCAGCCTCGAAGCGTTCCGCGAAGACAAGGACGAGGCCGACACACTCGACAAACTCAAAACCCTGTGAAACCTGTCGTGTCGGCTTACAAAAATATTTATCTTCTGGTACTTCATAGATTGAGTGTCACTGACGGATGCCGTGACGCTCTGGCCGCCAGGTGGTCACTGGCGGACGGGTCCCGACTCTCTACCCACGGATTCCAACGTCACCACGTAAGACCGGTTTCAGCGACCCTTTTAAACCATGCTCCGCTGATAAATAGGTCGGAAAACTGGTATATAGAGACTCGCGGCTTGTTTGAGACGAGATGGGATTCCGGCAAGCCCTCCGAGACCACGGCGAAGTGATCGTCGAGCTCGAAAACGATCGTGTCGCTGAGTTACACCTCGACGCCCAGTTTTCGGACGACGGGGCGACGAACCGCACACTGGTAACGTTCACCGACGAAGACAACGAGGAACACTCGTTCTACGCAGACAGCGTCGTCAACTACTGGACACACCCGAGCGGGTGGCTCTGATGGCACCGTTCTCCTGGATGGTGTGGTCGTTCCCGAACCGATATGTCGAGGATTCATCTCGCTGGCGAACGTTCGACCTGCGTGACTGGAGTCGCAACGAGTACGAGTGGAAAGCCGATCCACCAGGACTCTGGAACGATCGGGCCCAGCGTCCCGCCAAGACCGTTCGAAAGGGTACTGGTGACTGTGACGACTATGCGCTGGTGGCCGCGTCGTGTGCTGTTTCGAAAGGGCGGCGTGGCGTCGGTCTGGCGGTCATGGGTCACTACAAGTGGGGTGTTCCGGTGCCGACCCACATGATCGCATACGACCGACACAAGACCTACTCCTCAGGGCGCATTCGGAGAGAATCGCCGAACGAGTTCGTCGACCGCGATCGTCGATACGACTGGGTCTGGACGCGGCGCGTTCGGTAGACACTCAGAAAACTGGTATATACAGCACGCCGACTATCTGTGTCCGATGGCGGTGCCCCCCTCCGCAGGCGACGCCCCCGTCTCGTTTCTGACCACCGATACCTTCCGGCCAGACACAGTACATCGGTGGTTCCAGCGGCTCATCGACCCGGGTGGGTACTGACCCCACCGATACGACGCGAGATATGTCGCCAGTCGACGCCCGGAAAGCACCCCCCCCCGTTTTTGAAGTATAGAATTCTGATATGAGTGGCAACCAGTAATATTTATTATAGTTCTTTGCCTACTATAGATTACTAACCTTCGGGTCCAATAGCGTGGAACGAGGGGAAGTACAGGACAGTCCATGAAGACAGAGAGACAACTACAGAGGATGTTAGCAAATCGGAGATGTGCGGGATTTGAACGTACGTCGGCTGACCCCGATCGGCGGCGTCATATCGAGTACAACCTACTTCGCCAGATTCTGGACCTTGACAGCGACCAGGACGTGTGCCGTGAGTGCGCTACGATCTCGGACACCGACGCAACGTGGGATGACCCTGGTCTGTGCCCGGCGTGTTCCACTGGGGTGCAGCTCCGTATCAATGCCCACGCTGCTGGTGGCATCGATGTGGAGGGTGATTAATGTCGACCCCCAAGCACTGTCCATATTGCTTTGGGACCGTCGAGCGCACCCGCTACTGGTACCGTGACGCGCACGATATCATCCCATCGTCTGTCGTCCCACCGGAATGTAACGACGACCTCCCCGGGTCGATCGACCTGGAATACGAGCTCGACGAGATGGTCATGGCCATGCCGTGTGGCCACTCGTTCGAGGGCGGTCGTTGGTTCGAGTACGCGGAAGCCTGTAAGCTCTACACGTTCACGCTCGACGAGCTCTCCCAGGTGATCAGCACTGGGGCGGCCCACGTCCTCTCAGAGGACCTCGACGCGCACGATATCACGGTTCGACTCTCCGCCGAGGAGTGTTGTGAGACGATGGAACGGACGGCACCGAGGGGTGTGTTCGGCGATGCCTGAGATCCCCGCGACACCGGATCTCGAGTGGATTGACGTCAGCCTCCACGCGGGCAAACGGTGGCACCAGTACGTTTCCAAATCACCGGGATATGGACCGATTATCGCATGGAACATCGCGGAGACACTGACCGGCGACCACGGGCTGTACTGTGACGAAGCCCGCTACGACGAAACCACGGATACGGTGATCCTCGTCGCGAAAGACGAAGATGATGGAGACGACGTACCACGCGTAATGGTCACGGTCATGCGAGGTCGTCACGCGAAATCGAAGACACAGGCCGCGATCGTCCGCATCATCGGCCACAAACCTCGGATGCCGCAGATAGCCAAGGCGTGATGATGAAGTTTTCGAGACACAACCCCCACCCCGCAGACGCTGCTCACGACCGTTCGGAGGTCGCATGAACGCAGGCATCAAACAAGCCTGGGAGCTCTACCGCGACCGGAACGTCGTCGTCGGTAAGTATCGTGACGAGATTGACGAGATGCGTCAACTCGCCCGAGAATGGGATGACGCTGGAGAGCCGCTGGAATGAAAGAACTGCTCATAACGCAGGTCGACTATACGAACCAGCCCGTTCGTGGAAAGACCGCCCCGGTCATGCACATCTTCGGCCGCGACGCCGAGAACAAAGTCAACCGCGTGGACGTGTACGACCACCGGCCGTACTTCTACATCCCGCTGGAGGATACCACGGAGCCTGGCTTCGGGTCCGAGGAGATCGTCTCTGTCGAGCCTGGTTACACATCGATCAGGGGGCGTGATCTCGCTCGCGTCTACACGCACACGCCCAGCGAGGTTGGGAAGATCAGAGACGACTACGAGCACTACGAGGCTGACGTCCTGTTCCCCAACCGGCTGATGATCGACTACGAGATCAAGGCCGGCATCAAAGTCCCCGACGAGGGTACACACCACACGTTCGAATCCCCCGACCAGCTCGAACCATGTGACCCACCCGACGAGGCGTCCATACGCGTCCACCACGTGGACATAGAGGTCGAGGACCGACACGGCTTCCCAGAGGACGGCATCGAGCCCATCGTCTGCTTCACCACCTTCGACTCGTACGACGAATCGTATATCGTATGGTGGTGTAAGGAACACGACGACCAGGAACTCGACCCCGACCGCAAAGCAGACCTACTGGCTGATGAGGACGCCGGCGACGTCGAGCTCAGAACGTTCACTGACGAGCGCAGGATGCTCGACGCCTACCTCGAATACGTCGAGGAGACAGATCCCGACCTGTTCACGGCATGGAACATCGGGTTCGACATGCCGTACATCTGTGATCGCCTTGAACGCCTGAACGAGAAGTCCATCTGGAACCTCGACATCGAGCGCCTCTCGCGACTCGACGAGGTGTGGAGTGGTCGCGACTACCCGAACCTCAAAGGACGCGTCGTCTTCGACCTACTCCAGGCGTACAAGTTCACCCACTTCAGCGAGGAAGAATCCTACCGACTCGAAGCGATCGGCCAGAAAGTGGTCGGATTCGGCAAGGAGACATACGTCGGTAAGATCGGCGACCTGTGGGAAGAAGACCCCGACCGACTCCTCGAATACTCGCTGAAAGACGTCGTCCTCACTGTCGAGATCGATAAGGAGACAGAGACGATCGACTTCATCGACTCGCTCCGCCAGTTCGTCGGCTCGCGAATAGAGGACTCGTCCGTCGCCAACGAGATCTGCGACATGTACGTCCTGCACAAGACGCACGGGCGGTTCGTCCTCCCGTCGAAAGGTGCAGGGAGCGATGGAGACTACGAGGGAGCGGCGGTGTTCCCACCGATCTCAGGCGTCGAGGAGAACGTAGTTGTAACTGATTTGAAATCTTTGTACCCGATGTGCATGGTGACGATGAACCTGTCGCCGGAGACGGGCGTCGACCCCGACGAGTACGACGGGGAGACGTACGTCGCGCCCAACGGGCTGCACTTCCGAAAAGAGCCGGACGGAATCATCCGAGAGATCGTCGACGAGCTCCTGTCCCGCCGCGATGAACTGAAAGCTGAGCGCAACACGCACGATCCCGAATCGGATTCGTACAAGCGTCTCGACCGCCAGCAGGTAAGTGTCAAGGTTGTGATGAACTCGATCTACGGGGTGCTTGCTTGGGATAAGTTCCGGCTCTATGACAAAGACATGGGAGCCGCTGTAACGGCCACAGGACGCGGTGTTATTCAGTTTACCGAGGACGTGGTAAACGAACTTGATTACGAAGTGACATATGGAGATACCGATTCCGTTATGATAAGTTTAGGACATGAGGTCTCAAAATCACAAGCACTCGAAATCGGATTCGAGCTGGCCGAGACGATCAACGACCGATACGACGAGTTCGCCGCCACCCTCAACGCTGACGACCACCGCTTCCAGATGGAGTTCGAGAAGCTCTACAAGCGGTACTTCCAGGCTGGCAAGAAAAAAAGATATGCCGGACATATAGTTTGGAAGGAAGGTAAGGACGTCGACGACATCGACATCACAGGCTTCGAGTACAAGCGGTCCGATACCCCACGCTTCGTGAAGGAGACGCAGAAGACCGTCCTCGACATGATCGTCCGGGGCGAGGAGACCGACGAGGTCCGGTCCTACGTGAAGGGCCGCATCGACGAGGTGAAAAGCGAAGACGTGCCGCTCGACGAGATCGGTATACCGGGCGGGATCGGCAAGAAGCTCACGTCCTACAACCCGCCGGGCGTCCACGTGCGTGGGGCGATCTACGCCAACCTCCTACTCGGCAAGAACTTCGGCAAGGGATCGAAGCCCAAGCGCATCTACCTCGAGCGCGTCCTCGAACGGTTCTACCACAAGATAGAGCGTCGGCGGAAGTGGGAGCTCGAACGCTCTGACTGGTATCGCCAGTTCAAGCAGGAGGTCGCGAGCGACGACGACACTGAGGGCGCGATCTGTATCGAGTACCCCGAGGACCTCCCGGAGGAGTTCATCGTCGACTGGGACCGTCAGCTGGACAAGACCCTGCGCGGCCCCATCGAGCGCGTCACCGAGCCACTCGGCCTAACCTGGGACGAGATAGAGACAGGACACGAGCAGACCGGCCTGGGGGCGTTCTCGTGAGTACAGAAAACCACCCCTGGATGCCACCAGCAGCGCCGGCGAACAACGTCGAAATGCACTTCATCCTCACATGAACCCCCGAAAGACCTGCGAGAACTGTGGAACAGAGCTGGAACTGTCGATCGTCGAGGGAGAGTACGAACCACTCCGTGCGGTGGTCGAGTGTGAATGCGACCGGGTCCCTGTCGGCGGGATATACCTCTGTTGCTCGTCAGTAGACTGGCCCAGTGGTTGATAACATTTCTGACAGATATCGAAACAAGGCGGTTTCTATGTGACGTTATACACGGCTATAGTAAGCCTATTAACTCCATTTTCTATATACTATTTGATACCATGGGAAAACTGGTATATTAGATATAGCGTCTGTATCATACTGATGACAGACGTCTACAACAACTTCAAGGAGCTCCTATTCAACGGGGGCGTCGATTTGGACGGCGACACCATCAGAGCTGCACTCGTTAGCGACACACCGGCGTACACGCCTGACATCGACGGTGAAGCGTTCGTCAACGACGTACTTGACGGGGGCACGACCGCGAACGAGCTTAACGCGACGAACTACGCTCGGAAGGACCTCTCGATCACCGTCACGCAAGACGACGCAGACGACGAGGGTGTCGCCGACGCGACTGACCTGACCTGGTCCTCGCTTGGTGGTGCGACCAACGACACGATCGCCGGTGTTCTGATCTACAAAGAGGTCGGTGCTGACGATAGTACGCCCGGAGACGACCCTGTGATCGCCTACATCACGTCCTCGGACTTCCCGCTCACGACGAACGGTGGGGACGTCACCGTCTCGTGGGCTGCTGAAGGCGTTCTCAACGTCGGGTAGACATCTCCTGTAGACCAGCAGCTGTGACGATTGCGATCTAAATGGCAACGTACTACGTGCGCGGCGACGGAGACAACACAAACGACGGCCTTAGCTCAGCGAACGCCTTCGCGAATTTCGACCCGGTTTCGTATTGGGGAGAGGACACGCTGGTTGAGGGCGACACGGTAATTGTCGAGGATTCCGGCGGCGAGATTATTCAGGATAGCAGCGCGGACTTTTTCGGTTGCACCGGATCTTCTGGTAGTCCGATTACGGTCAAGGCGGCTGACGGCGACACTCCGTCTATCGACGCGACCGGCGCGACGAACTGTTTCAAGATGGAGAACACGGCGTATTTCGTCGTGGACGGGCTGGAAATGCACCACGCCACCAATGCGAACATTTGGATGGGTGGGGCGAACGAAAACACGTTCAAGAATCTCGATCTACACCACGCGGGCACGGGGTCGACGTGGGGAAGTAACATGGAGATTCAGGCTGACTCGACGAACATTCTCGTTCAGGATTGTGTCGGGCACCACGGCGCGGCTGGGGGCAATTCGGACGGGTTCAGTCTCGACGGAACGGGCACGACGGCGACTTTCGAGCGGTGTGACGCCTATCTGAATGGCGACGACGGATTCGACTTTTGGAACTCGGCACCGTCGACGGCCATCGACTGTCGGGCTTGGGGTAACGGCGAAGACCCGCTTGGAAACCAAGGAAACGGCGACGGGTTCAAGATCGGCGGCGACGGGGCGGGCGGCGGTAACACGCTTGAGCGGTGTATTGCGTTCAACAATTCCGGCGATTCGGGGCGCGGATTCGACAATAACAACGCCGCTACTGCGAATACCGTCCACAACTGCGTTGCATGGGGCAACGACGTTGGTTACAGGCACGTAAATTCGGGTATTTCGGTCGAGTACCGGAATTGTGTCGAGTATCAGAACACGCAGGCGTTCGTGAATATGTCGTATGCGGACGACCAGTACAACACGTGGAATCTGAGCATCACTGACCCTGATTGGGCCGACGTTTCGCTCACTTCCGGGGACGACTACGAAGGGCCGGTGAACGATTCGACGTTCATGACGCTCAACTCGTCGTCCTCATGCATCGACGCTGGGACCGACGTCGGTCTCTCGTACAACGGGACGGCACCCGACGTGAACGCTTACGAGTACGAGGTGTCGGTCACCCAGGAAGACTCGCTGTACAATAACTTCAAAGAGTTGCTGTTCAACGGTGAGATCGACCTGGACACTGACACGATACAGGTTGCTTTGATCTCCGACTCACCAGCCTACGGGCCGGATATCGACAACGAAGTGTACGTGTCGGACGTCCTCGACGGCGGGACGACAGCGAGCGAGGTCAGTGGGACGGGATACAGCCGAGAGACCATCTCGCTGACCACGACTCAGGATAATGCGAACGATGTTGCTTACGTCGATACGGGGGACCTCACGTACTCTGGGATCGACGCCGGAACGATCGATGGCGTCCTGATCTACAAAGATGGACCCACCGACGATACGGACTCGCCGCTGATAGCCTATCTCACGTCGGACCAGTTCCCGCTGACTACGAACGGGGGAGACGTGACGATCCAGTGGGGGTCCAACGGAGTCATGTCCCTCAGCTAACCGGCTGAGGAATAATCATGGCCTGGGACACCCTCGATTCATTCGAAGACCAGTCACTCTCTGAGTACGACGTTGGATCGACAGCAGCGTACGACATTGTCTCGACCCAGGCGACCGACGGTACGTACGCACTCGAAGGGACAGACGGGTCGTCGTGGGCGGACCTCATGTCCACGTCGGGGCCGGAATCCATCCCGCACGGATCGACCTTCCGCGTCGACGTGTGGATCACCGACTCGAACGACTGTGCGATCCTCCGCTTTGGTGCGGCCGATTCGGGCAACTGGATCGGTGCCGGGTACAACGGGAACAACGGTGGCTGGCAAATATCGCGTGCTCTGGGCGGCGGGTGGTCACAGATCGGTTCTGGTGGTTTCTCGCCACCACTGGGTGAGTGGATTACGTTCGAGGTCGAGTGGGGCGTAGCTTCTGATGACGACGTTGTCATCCGCGCGTTCGATTCCAGCGAAACAGAGCTTAGTAGCGCGAGCGCGACCGCCCCAAGCGACCTTCGGTCGAACGATGGGTTCGGCGTCGAATACACCTACCAGTACAGCGGTACTGGTCCAGTCTACTTCGACAATATCCGCATCGAAACGACAGCGGACGAGGCGACGGTTGATGTCGGGTCCCTCTCACTGAGTGCTGTCGAACCCACGGCGACGTTGGATGCGACCGTGCCTGTGAGCACACTCTCCGGGACTGTTTCTACACCGTCTGTTTCGGCAACGGTGGGGGCAACGAGTACGTCGGCCGACACTGGTGTCCTCGACGTACGTGCACAGGATGCAAGTGGTGACACCCCAGGAACAACTGTAATAGCCGACGTGGGAACGCTCGCGTCGACAGCCCAGGACGCAGCCGCCAGTCCCGGCGGATTCACAACCAGTGCTGATGTCGCCTCGGTCACCAGTGTCGCACATGATGTAGCAGTTACTGCTGGATCGACGAGCGCCACAGCCGCTGCTGGTGGCATCGCAGTGTCGGGTGTCGACACGTCTGGGTCGAGCGGGGTAGTTATCGCGACATCGACGGTTGGCGGGACGGTCACTGCACTTGACCCCACCACTGAAGGAGCGGTAACGGCGACTATGGAGGCCGCTCCAATCTCCGTCTCGGCACCGTCGCCGACGACTGGGACGGCCTCGTCGATATTGACACAGACGATCACGTCGTCGGTCACAGCGACCGATGTAAGTGCGACCGCAGGTGGGACGGTCACAGCAACAACTGACCAGGGGACCATCGCGGCAACAGCCCTCGAACCGGTGATCGCGACTGGCGATACACCAACGGTCGTGCATGTCGGCGCGATCACTCTCTCGGCGCCGTCTGTCACAGCGAGCACTGGCGGTGTGTCTGCTACGGCGGGTGTTGGTGAGATCTCGGTCACTGGGTCTGATGTTTCGACCGGCGGCACCCGGACGATCACCGCAGAAACCGCCACGCAGACTGTGACGGTGCCCTCCCCGGATGTAGTCTCCGGTGAGAACTCACTGTCGGCTGATACCGGGTCGGTCAGTGTTTCGGCATACAGCCCGTCGGCGTCGGCCGGGGCAACGACAGCCACTGGAGAGGTAGCAAGTATCTCTGTGTCCGGAGTTGACCTTAGTGCCTCCTCCGGCGGGTCGATTGTCTATACCGGGACCAAGAGCGCGACTGTCACCGCCCAGGACCCAACGGTGTCTGTCGGAGGGGCCACGGCGACCACCGACATCGGGGCTCTCGCGGTCTCCATCCCAACGCCAGGAGTCGGAAGTGGCGTCATAGCTGCGACATCAACCCTGAGTGGGACTGTCGCCGCCCAGGACCCCACAGCCGCAGTTGGCGGCGCATCGGTGACGGCGGACACCGGAATCATGTCTGTATCGGCCCCCGAGCCAGGTGCTGGCTCTGGTATCATCGCGGCCACGTCAACCGTCTCCGGCACGGTCACCGCACAGGACCCAACGGCCACGGGCACTGGGGCGGTTACCGTCGGTGCAGAAGTCGGGACGATAGCAGTTGCTGGACAGGGCGTCGATGCGACCCCCGGAGAGACCGCTGTGACGCCGATTGTCGCGACCATTTCCGCTTCTGCGCCGGACCCCGCTGCGACCTCATCCACCACGATCTCGGCCGATGTGGGGACGGTCACGGTCACGCCCATCGACCCCTCGATCACCGTCTCGTCTACAATCGATGCAGACGAAGGTGTGCTGACGGTCACGGCCACTGATGTGACCACACTCCTGTCCGACTCGACTGTCCTCGATACAGGGACAATCACTGTCGCGGCCCCCGAACCGACAGCGTCGGCCGGTAGCGTCACTGGAGCTGGTGAGACCGGAACGGTCACTGTGGCGGCCCCAGGTCCAACCGCGATAGCCGGCCCAGCGTCTGCAACGACCGGGGCGGCGACGGTCACGACGGCCGCCCCCGATGTGACGGCCACTGGCGGTCCTACCACCAGTACGGCCGAAACTGCGACGCTCGCGACGACCGCCCCGAGCCCGAGCGCGGCGGTGGGATACACGGTTGGTGCGGAGACCGGGGCGTTAACGACGAGCGCGCATGACCCGGTCGCGTTCGGAGACCGTGTCGCATCGGCAACGGTTGGCGAGCTGGCCGCCAGCGCCGCCGACCCGACGATCACCGGCGTAACGACTGTCACCGTCGACGAGGGGACACTCGCATCCACCGCGCCGGACCCCTCGGCCGTTCCCGGCGGTGTCGCGGGCTCTGTTGAAGTGGGGACACTCGCGACAGCGGCACAGGACGCCGGCCTCGTCCTCGGGACGACGACGATCACAACCGAGTACGGCGCACTCGCGGTCAGTGGCCAGGATGTTGCAGCGGCACCAGGTGGCGTTTCATCCACCGCCGACGCGGGCACGATTACGGCGATTGCCCCTGACGCCGCCCTCACCCCTGGTGTCACACCCGTGACCACCGAGGTGGGGACTCTCGCCACCACGGTGCTCGACCTGGATGCAGCCGGCGGCCCGACGACCGGCACCGTTGAGACAGCCGAGCTCACTCTCACCGGCCTCGATACCGATGCACAGATCGGCGAACGACCGGTCGACATGGACGTCGGTGCCCTGACCGTTACCGGTCCAGGACCAGCCGCCCTCCCCGGAGTGATGAGTAACGAGGCCATCGTCGGCGCACTCACGACGGAAGTCGTCGAGCCAAGTGCATCGGCAACGTACACCTCGACAGTCGATACCGGTGACCTCGCTGTCGAGAGTGTCGATCCCGGTGTACTCGCCACCAACACGGTTGGGATGGGACACGCGGACTTGATCGCGACAGCGCCAGCGGTTGGGATCGACCCTGGTGTAACGCTCGTCGACGTGAGTGAATCGATCATCGACGTCACCGGTTCTGAACTGGCGGCCATCCCCGGTGGCGTCGACCTGGTGATGACGGGCGGGGCGCTCACAACAACCGTCTCAGAGCCAGGTGTTCACGCAATCGCCACCCTCGGCGCAGACGTGGGGTCGCTTCAGACGACCACCCTGAGTCCCGAGGGTATCGGCGGCCCGACGGGTGCAACGGCCGCAACGGCCACTGTCTCGACGAGCGCCCCCGGCGTCGGCTACATGGCGTGGGACCAGTTCCCCGGTGCGACGGCGGCTACAGTCACCGTCTCGACGCCGGTAATAGACATTCCCCAGGTCGACATTGAGAAAGAGATCCTCGACGGCGAGTGCGACCTGTACGCCGAGCTTGAGGGAGAGTTCGACCCGATCTACGAATACCTGGAAGGGAGGTACAACCCATAATGACCAAAGAAAACCAAGACTTCGAGTTGCACAACGGCGAGATCAAAATCCCCCAGTTCACCGTCGACAAACCAGACGGGTCGACGAAAGACCTCACCGGGTACAAGGCCCGGTGGATAGCGATCGACCCCAAAGACGACGAGATCGTGATCGACTTGCATACGGACACGGATAACGACATCACGATCCCCAACCCTGCTGGTGGTATCGTCGAGGTCAGGGTAGATCTGACTGGAAGCTCCGAGCTGTACAACTCGTACCGTCACGAGCTCTACGTGATCGACACCTCCGGGGAGCCATCAGTCGTCGCTACGGGAGAAATGTTCGTGAAATAACATCACCCCAGACGGTAGCCGACTTGTTCTCACACGGACCCTCTCGGCCGGTAACGGCCCGATACACACGGATTCACCCTGACCACATCGATGCCACCAGCAGCGCCTGATAACCTAAGCTATCAGAATATTTAATACTGTTTAACGTATATCAAAGAATACACATACGGGAACGAAGTGTCGGATAGAACAGCTTCCCGTGTATGGTTCGCACAATAGAGACATATGTCACAGAAACAGAAACAGACCCTGGAAGATCGCCTTCGAGTGACGAAGGTGATAGGAGGACCCGGGACCGGCAAGACGACCGCCGTGGTCGGCAACCCGGAGTTGGAAATTGACGGGCTGTTCCTCCAGCACATGGACGAGTACAGCCTCAAGGAACAACTCCTCGTCACCTACACGAAAGGAGCGGTCGAGGAAGCCAAAGATCGCCTCAAGGCGATGACCGGCATCCCGAAAAAGGACCTGGACGACTACGTTCGGACGATCCACTCACACGCCTACCATAAGATCGGCGTCGAGAACGGTCAGCTGATCCGGCACGGGTTCAAGAAATCGTTCTGCGACAAACACGGCCTCGAGTTCGAGCATGACGACGACACGCAGGACCTCGTCTCACTCGGGAGCGACACGTCCGAGGGCAACGTTCTGTTCCGCATCAACGACTGGCTCAAGGCATACCGTCTCGGGCCGGATGACCACGCCCAGTGCCCCGTCTCGTGGGACGGCCGCCAGGACATCGAAGTCCTCCTCAAAGACTGGGAGGACTACAAGAACCAGCACGACAAGCTGGAGTTCGCCGACATGATCGAGGGCGTCGTCAGCGAGTGTGTCTCCGTCCTCCGAGAAGGCGGTTACGGCGAGACGGACATAGAGGGAGACCGGGAGTACCTCCGATCATGTCGCGAGGACCCGGACCTGAACCCCGAAGCGGTCCGGAACCACCCGATGTTCATCGACGAACCAGTCATGTACGTCGACGAGGCACAAGATCTGACGTACCTGATGTGGGATTGGTACCTCGCGAACAAACTGGCGTGTGAGAAAGTGTTCCTCGGTGGAGATGACGACCAGTCGGTGTACGGCTGGGCTGGGGCCGAGCCCGAAGACCAGCTCCTGGCCGAAGAAGGAGAAGTAGAAGTCCTGGAAACGACCTACCGTATCCCCGAGCAGGTGTGGGCGGCGTGTGACGCCTGTATCCAACAGGTGGACGAGCGCCAGGAGAAAGACATCGAGCCGGCTGGTGATGACGGCGAGTTCATCGCCCTCTCGGGCGGGTACGGCGGGGTCAACCCGTACGACGTTACCGAGCACCTTCTGGAGACGGATGACGCGATGCTCTTGTTCCGAGCGAAGTACCATATCCTGGAGTTCAGCAAAGAGCTCAACCACCTGGGCATCCCGTACAAACACGAGTCACTCCCGTTCCAGACCTGGAGCCGTGACCTGCTGAACGTAAGAGAGGCGCTCACGACGCTGGCTGATGGGGAGACGATTTCGGCCGACCAGCTGATCACGCTCACGGACCTGGCACCTGACGTCCTCCTTGACGTCAACCAACCCGGTCTCGTCGAGTACACAATCACGGGGAACGAGTACGGGCCAACAGCGGCGGCCGAGTTCTTCGACCACGGGCTTCGTGACATCACAGGAGGTCAATTCGCGCTTTGGTACGCGAACGCTGCTTGCGGGTGGAACGACCGAGATGACCCGGACGAGGAACAGTACGAACTCAACGGCTACCAGGGAACCGCACTCAGGGAGAACATCCGACGCAATCTCACCGACCGGGACCCCGAGAGCGTCCGCATCATGACCATCCACAAGGCCAAAGGGAAAGAGGCCGACACGGTGGTCCTCGGAACGGACTCAACGACGACCATCCTCGCCAACATGGACGTCGAACACGACGGTGACGACTCCACCGACCGGGCGATATTCCGCCGGCTGGGAGACGTCGTCGACGACAAGGAACGGCGTGTGATGTACGTCGGGATGAGCCGCGCAAAGCGCAAGCTCGTCATGGCCGAGGGTCTCGTCACCCCGGACACGACGCTGCACATCAACGCCCTGGTTCATGGTGATGACTGATGTGTGATACAGATCCAGTAGATGAGCTGGCATCGCATCTGTGGGAACGGCTGACTACCCAGGAACAGAGCAGTATCAACTACTGTAACGATGTAGATGAGCTGGCCAAGCACATTAGACGGCACACGGAGACAACTGTTCGAGAAGCAACTGCGGAAGAACAACTTGCCGCCCGAACATCAGGTCTCACAACGTCGTACCAAGCCGATGCGTTGTTGTCGAGAGGGTTCAGCGCAGAGGAGATTCTCGATGCCGCAGAGTGGGTGACGAGCAATCACCTGGTACTCCTCTGGATAAACGCGATCGAGATGGTCGATACCTGGGTCGAAGAACCGCCGATACGGGCCTGTTGCGACTGTGTCACCATCTTTGGCCACGACAGTATCCACGAACACGACGAGCATAGCGTAGTGACGTTTGGGGAGGATGGTGGTCCGGAATGAGTTGGACCGACGAGATCCAGATTCGGGCGACGCTTCCCAACGGGGAAGTCTGGCAACTCAACTACGCCTGGGCGGCCCGACTGCTGGCCGAGGCGAAGTACCCAGATGAAGGAGACGACCACTTCGAGGAACGGCGCTACTACCTCGACAACCCGCAGGGGGCGGCCTGGGATCTCCCCAACCTCGTCGACTGGGAGGACATCAGGAGCGTCGGCGCGACTTCTCTGTCGATGCTGTGACGATGCTCAGGCTCTCGCCCTCGCATACAGAACGCACTGACACATTACGTACGGACGCCTGTCCCGACGTAACGGCCGTTTCGCATTTCCTCGGTGGGCGGTAGTATCGCCACAGAGTTGGCGGGCGGACGGGCGGGCGAGACGGCCGTCACTGGCGACACGAACGAGGCGGTGGCGGGGGCGGTCCGCGGGGGCGGACGAACTCCCGCCCGCGGAGCGGTAGGCGAGCATTTATAAAGGAGTGTCATCATATCAAACATGTATGGATTTGGAAGTTGCATTCACCGACGAGCGGAATAACATCCAAACACAGGAATGTTCCACCATTTCAGAGGGTGAAAAGGGTCTCATGTTAATTGAGAATCCAGGCAAGGATATTGTCGGTTACATCCCATATGAGAATTTAGAACGGGTCACTCCGAAAGAGCCATAATTTGTACCCTGTTGTCAAAAATAAATTATAGGACCCGAAAACGGGGGTGGGTCCGCTCATATATGCATTCTTTTCTTTCTTTGAATGCATCTCCGACAGAAAATATTTAAACTTCAAACCTTAATAATTCAACATGGTTGATGACCCAATTGGGTGGATTCTCGGATTGCTTTCAGCCGCCCTCATCCTTGGTGTCGGTGGCTGGTTGTTACTGTGGCTGTCAGCACACATGTGAGGGTTGCTCAGAGGATATCGATGAGTGAACAGAGTAACGACTGGACTCCGGAGCAGATAATCGACCTGCTCGCCGAACGCGATGGAAACCCGATCGTTCTGACCAACCACCGGGAGATCCCATACGTCTTGGCCGAGTGGAAGTACAGCGATAACCATCGCGAGAAGTCCAACTTTCTCATTTTCGACCACCACTGGCTGATTCAAATCAAACACGATATAATTTTTTGCGATCGAGTTGTGTATCTGACCTTCCGAGAGTAGTTACCAACAAGATATATCCTTCATGGCGTCATGGTACCCTCCTATGGTCTCTGACTTTCTTGGATCGAGGACTGGCCGTCCGTGGACTTCCGACCGGACGGGCGCTGACTTCGAGTTCTATCAGGGAGAGGGCTCGAGCGCGCTGGAGATAGTCGTCGTCGAGCACGATGAACGGCCGACCAAGGAGTTCCTCCAACGAACCTATACCGACCGCCGGGGTGGACGGGTTAATCCGATTCTCGTGGTCGCGCTCTACGATGACAAGGTCGGCCTGTGTGGGCCGAGTGGCGAAGACCCGCCCGTATTCCGTGATGTTGATCGCGGCCAAGCCGAGCGTGTCTGTGACGCCGCCCTGAAAAAGCCAGATAGACACGTTGCTCAGGCTTTTCTCACCAACACGCTCCCACAGCTGGACGAGGAACTGGCCGGGCTACGGAACCAGGGCCTTCTGTCGACGCACGAACTCAGGGTTGGGGTGCCCGACCGCGACGATTGGGAGGAGGCTACTGAACGTGCTCAACAAGCCCTCACGGACGATCCGCGGGACTTGGTGGAAGGGCTGAACTATGAGATTGATAGGCTCACGGACCAGAGCTACGTCCTCAAGGACACCAGTGACGGACACGAGCGAGCGGTTGCCATGTTCCTCCAAGAGGACGAGTCGTTCGACCACAAACAGGACCGCTTCGTCAACAAGTCGCCGGTAGCGTACGCGCTCAACGAAGCCGACAAGCGAAATCTGGACTACGTGATCGGGAGTAGCGGTGATACACTTCGACTCTACACGACAAACCCCGAAGCTGGATTCGGCTCACGCGGACGCACCGACACATACGTCGAAGTAAATACAAATCTTCTGGCCGACGAGAAAGCGGCGTATCTCTGGTTATTGTTCTCGGCGAATGCGCTCCGCGATGACGGAGCCCTTCACCAGATTATGGAGGACTCGAAGGAGTACGCCGCCGACCTCGGAGGGCGTCTCCGGAATCGCATCTACGACGACGTCATTCCCGACCTCGCGGAGGCCATCGCGGAGGCACGCGACATCGACGACCCGACGAAGGAGCAACTCGACCAGACATACGAGATGGCGCTCTTTCTCCTCTATCGTCTCCTGTTTATCGCCTACGCTGAAGACGAAGAGTTCCTCCCGCGCCGACGGAACGGTCGCTATGATAGACATTCGCTAAAACAGAAGGCTCACGATCTTCACGAACTCGTACAGGAGGGCGGTGAGTTTGACGACTCTTTCTACGACCACTGGGATGACGTGATGCGGCTCTCGCGTGCTATCCACCACGGGCATGAAGAAATGGGTCTCCCCGCCTACGAGGGCCGAATTCTCTCCGAGGATGAAGATGTCTCCGAGGCGGGTGCACGACTCGCGGATATCAGACTGAATAACGCTGACTTTGGCCCTGTGCTGTTCCGGTTGCTCGTTGACGAAACGGAGGATGGGTATCAAGGGCCGGTCGACTTCCGAAACATCGGCGTCCGCGAGTTCGGTGTCATCTATGAAGGGCTTCTGGAGTCCGAGCTCTCTGTTGCTGAACAGCCGTTGACTACAGACGAAGACGGACACTACCAGCCGGTCGACAGTGGTGGACAGCAAACGCTGGGAGAGGACGACGAGGATGTAGTCGTTAATGAGGGAGAAGTATACCTCCACGGTCAGTCAGGGGAACGGAAGGCCACTGGCACCTACTACACCAAGACGAAGTTTGTTGAGCACCTCTTGGATAACTCGCTTGATCCCGCATTAGACGACCATTTGGAACGTATTGATCGGATTCGTGAGGAGGAAGGTGAAAATGCCGCCGCTGAAGCCTTCTTTGACATCCGGGTCTCGGACATCGCAATGGGTTCTGGACATTTTCTCGTGGGCGCGGTGGATCGGGTTGAATCGAAGCTCTATACGTACCTTACAGAAAACCCTCTTACACCAGTCCAAGAGGAACTTGACAATCTGGAAGACGCGGCACTCAGTGCGTTTGATGACGAAGAGTATGCACCAAATATTGAACGCGGGCAACTTCTTCGACGCCAAGTTGCACGACGCTGTATCTATGGAGCGGATTTGAATCCTCTTGCAACCGAACTTGCTCGACTCTCCATCTGGGTACACACATTTGTCCCCGGGCTTCCGCTCACCTTCCTTGATTATAACCTCGTGACGGGTGATTCGTTGGCCGGTATCGGAACGTTGGATGAGGTCACAGAATCGCTCGACATTGAACAATCGTCGCTGGGGATGTTTGCCGGTGGCCAGAGCGTGATGAACGAAATCCGTGAGGACATCGGACAACTTGGTGACTTTGCGGACGCGAGTGCGGAACAGGTTCAGGAGGCGCGTGCAACTCGTGCTAAGATCGAGGCGAAATTAGAGGAAGTTCGTGCTCGGTTCGATGTACTGGCCGCATCACGGATTGATGATGATATCGACACTGACCCTGTATCCGACACTGGTATTGACATAACCGAGAAAGATTGCTACGAACAGGCTCAAGAGCTACTGGAGTCGACTGATCCACTCCACTTCCCCGCCGCATTCCCTGAGGTCTTTGACGGCGACAACCCCGGGTTTGATGTTATCCTTGGCAATCCTCCATGGGAAGAAGCGACTTTGGAAGAAGACGAGTTCTGGATGCGCTACGAGCCCGGATTTCAGGCAAAGTCACAGGCTGAACAGGAGAAGCTCAAAGAAAAACTCCGAGAGGAGCGTCCTGATCTTGTCGAACAATATGAAAGCGAATTAGCTGAGCAAGACAGGCGTAGGGCGCTGTTGCGGAATGGGCCATTCCCAGGGATGGGTACCGGCGATCCTGACACCTACAAAGCGTTTTCTTGGAGATTCTGGTCCCTTACAAAAACAGAAGGCCGGTCCGGTGTTGTTCTTCCTCGAAGCGTCTTCAGTGCGGCTGGTTCTGAAGAAATTAGACGCGAACTCCTCGATAAGAGTATCATTCGCGATCTCACATTCGTCGTCAATAATCGGAACTGGGTCTTCTCCGCCGTTCATCCTCAATACACGATAGCATTGTTGAGCTTTGAAAAGTCGGAACCCACAGATGATGATGTTCTCTCAATCCGAGGACCATTCCCCAGTGCTGAGGCTTTTGAAGAAGGACATCAAGGCCCCCCTCACACCTTCTCAATTGATAGAGCGAAGAATTGGACCGGAACAGCCGCTTTCCCGTTGCTACCGCCAACTCCTGAGGCTGGGGAAGTTTTCGAGACATTGGCCGAAGCTCCGCCTCTCGACAGAGATGAGCCCGGCGAATGGCGTGCAAGACCTAATACGGAGTTGCATGCCACTAATGATAAAAAGAAAGATGATGGCACCGAGCTGATGAAGTTCTTTGATGAGGGTGAGACACCGCCTGATGATTACTGGCCAATTTTCAAAGGGGGGTCTTTTGACACTTGGAATCCTGATACTGGCGAAAGATATGCTTGGGCCGACCCAGAGATAATGCTCGACCATCTTCAAGAAAGCCGGGAAAGCTCTTACCAATACGCTGGAAAACGGTCCGCGTTCTATGAGATGCCCGAGGAGTGGGTGTATGACAAGAGCACGCTATCATGCTTTTCTCCACGGGTTGTATTTCGAGATGTAACAAGGGCAACGGACACGCGGACCGTTCGCTCAGCTCTCATCCCACCAGAGACCTTCTTAACAAACAAAGCGCCCTATTTCCTATGGCCACAGGGTGATGAGCGTGATGAAGCATATCTTCTTGGCGTCCTATGTTCGATTCCTCTCGACTGGTATGCCAGACGGTTCGTGGAAACTACACTCAACTACCACATCCTAAATGGCTTCCCAATCCCACGACAAGGGCAAGATAGTGCCCTTCGTCAACGTGTAGTCGAACTCTCTGGCCGACTCGCCGCTGTAGATGAACGATATGCTGAGTGGGCGGATTCGGTCGGAGTAGAATATGGATCACTCGATGAGGATACGAAACAGGAGAAAATCTACGAACTGGATGCGGTCGTCGCTCATCTCTATGGGCTGACCCGAGACCATGTCGAGGTGATCTTCGAGACCTTCCATGATGGATGGGATCACGAGGAACGATTAGAGCGCGTTCTCGACTACTACGCGAGTTGGGCGGATCGACTGGACCTCGACCACACCGACCGCGAGACGGAACAAGCGGCTGGAACCAGAAACGATGACTGAACAGCCACAAGTCGTCGACAACCGGGACGGCAATACCCTTGCCGCCGCTATCAACGCCTACCTCGGGGACTTGGACGAACGGCTGGCCGATGACCCGGACCTCGACATCGCCACTGGCTACTTCAATCCGAGAGGATACTTTTCGGTCGCTGAGGGACTGGAACATGTTGATCAGGTCAGGCTTCTTATTGGTGCCCAGCCCGATCAGGAGGGCAAGGAACGCTGGCGACACCCAGAGGAACCACAAGGGGAGGCATACGAACGCAAGCGCATCGAGGAGGCCCTTCAGACACTGGATTTCAATCTCAAGCGCGACAGAGACTTGCTGGGCTTCTCGCGTAACGTCGATCAGGGCCTTCAGGAACTTGTCGACTTCCTCCGAAGTGACCGCGTCGAAGTTCGCCGCCACGAAGACAGCTTTGTCCACGGGAAGGCGTACCTGTTCTCGGACAGCCAGGGCGTGCTCGCGGGTTCCTCGAACTTCACCGGGGCGGGCCTAAACTCGAACTTGGAGCTGAATCTCGGAGCATACGATCCCCACGTAACCGGGGAAGTCAACAACTGGTTCGAAGATCTCTGGGAAGCCAGCGACCCATTCGATCTCGCCAGCCTCTACGAAGAACGATTCGAACCTTATGACCCCCATCTCATCTACCTCCGGGTGCTCTACGAGCGGTACGGTGACGAACTGGAGGAAGAACGAGAGGACGACGGGGGTGCCATCAACCTCACCAATTTCCAACAGGACAGCGTTAGGAGAGCGAATCGATTCCTCGACAAACACAACGGTGTCATCATCGCCGATGAGGTTGGTCTTGGGAAGACGTATATCGGAGGGAAGCTCCTTGAACAGTACGTTCAGGAGAACCGACAGCGTGCACTTGTCGTCGCACCAGCGTACCTCCGAGACGGAATGTGGGAACAAAAGCCGGCCGAGTGGGGCGTACAATTCGAGACGGTCTCCTACGCTCAACTCCGAAACGACAGCCAACTCGGCGGGGACGCCAACAATCTCAGTCTCCCCGTCGACGAGTATCAGTTGGTCGTTATCGACGAGGCTCACGCGTTCCGCAATCCTGGAACCCAGCAATCCCACGCTCTCCGGACACTCCTCCGGGGTGATCCACCGAAGGACGTGGTCATGCTCACAGCCACACCGGTCAACAACTCGCTCTGGGACCTGTACTACCTCCTGAATTACTTCGTCCGGAACGACGCGGCCTTCGCCAACGAAGGTATCCGGTCACTCCGGGACCAGTTCAAGGAAGCCCAGGCGGAGGATCCGTCGGACCTCAGTCCCGACATGCTGTTCGATGTCCTCGACCAGACGACCGTACGTCGAACACGCCGGTTCATCAAGAACCATTATGAGAACGCCACGATGCCCGACGGCGACGACGGAGAGGTTCGAATTAATTTCCCTGATCCGAAGCCCCAACGCGTCGACTACACCTTTACGGACACATTTGGTGACGACTATTTCCTCGATGTCGCGGAGGGGCTGGCGGCCGGTGATCGGGACGAAGCCGAGCTCACGCTGGCTCGCTATCGTCCATCCTACTATCTGGAGGGCGAGGAGGATGCCTCCGAACTCTCACTGGTCGGCCTGTTGCGGACGGGCCTCCTCAAGCGGTTCGAGTCGTCGAGCTACGCTTTCAAGAACACCCTCGACGGGATGATTTCGCAAAACCGTGTCGCGCTCCAACTTATCGAGGAAGGATATTTCCCGGAGACGAACGCGATTGAGGAGTGGGTTGAGACGGATAGTGACGAAGGGATGGAAGAACTCCTCGATGAGGCGAGCGACGGAAATATTTCGCTGGCGGCGGCCGATGCCGATCCCGCCGAGCTTCGGGCGGACTTGGAGTACGACATAGAGATACTGGAACGGTGGCGCGACGGAGCCCAGGACGTCAGTCGAGACGATGACGAGAAGCTCCATGCGCTCCGTGATACGCTTGAGGATATCGTTGAGACGGCGAGAGAGGACGCTGAGGCCCGACAAATTTCGGACGAGGAGATCGAGGCGGCCTTCCGTCAGAACCGGAAGGTGCTGTTGTTCTCCTATTACGAGGACACCGTCGATTGGATTTACGAATACCTGGAGTCCGTCGTCTCCGAGGACGAAGACTTGTCGTGTTACGAGGGCCGTATTGCCGCTGTGTCCGGCGACGGCTCAAAGTACGGCGTCACACGAGAGGAAGCCGTCCACGGGTTTGCACCAAACTCAGGTGACGCCCCGCCGGATGCCACGGACGAGTTTGACATTCTAATCACGACGGATGTCCTGGGTCAGGGTGTCAACCTCCAAGAAGCACGTAACGTCATTAACTACGACCTCCCCTGGAATCCGATGCGCGTTGTCCAGCGGAACGGTCGTATCGACCGCGTCAATTCCCCGCATTCCGAAATTTATCCGTTCTCGTTCTTCCCTGAGGATCGACTGGACGATCTTCTTGAACTCGAACACCGAGTTCGGGAGAAGCTCACCCAAGCGGCACGTTCTATCGGTGTGAGTGGCGGTGTGATACCCGATATGGAGACCCTCAATCAGAACTTCGCTGAGAAGGTCGAAGAAATCGACTCGATCCAACAAGAGGAATCTGACTTCTATGAACAAGGTGGGGCTGAAGCGGCGGCCTATTCCGGCGAGGAGTACCGCCAGGAACTCCGCGAGGGACTTGAAGACCGCGAGGATCAGATCACATCGCTTCCGTGGGCCGCTGGGTCGGGGTTCCGTGGCGACGATCCGGGCTACTTCTTTTGTGCGCGAGTGGGCGACGAGGTGTTCATGCGGTTTGTTCCTCACGAGATGGAAGGGGATGACGAACTGGTTCAGGATACGCTCACCTGTCTGAAGCGTATCGAATGTTCTCGTGACACTGAACGGGCCCTCCCCGATGGAATGCGAGACCAAATCTATGGTGCATGGGAGACGGCACAGGAAGACATCTATAGTCAATGGCAAGAACAGACTGATCCGCTGAATGTCCAGCCTGACATCCGGCGGTTGTTCCGTGAAGTCGGCCAACACCTCCGTGACCACTGGCCCGACGACAAGACCCAGGAGGAGCTCCAGGAGACGGTCGAAGCAGTTGAGGCTCCCTGGGGTCGCCGCTACGAACGTGAACTCCGGGAGATCTACGAAGACGAGTCGCTGGGCCCGATCGAGAAGTCCCGCGAGCTCGTCGAGAAAGTCGATGATCTGGGCCTCCAACCGTTCGAGGCACCCGACCCGCTTCCACCGATCGAGGAGGACGAAGTGAAGTTGGTCTGCTGGATGATCGTCGCTCCTGGCGAAGGCGCGAGTGAGCGTAATGATCGCCCGGGACTGATGTCCCAAGTGACGTTCGATACGTAACACCTTCAATTAGCGAGTACAGTTGTTTTAGACGAGCGTCATAATGGTTGATGATACATCCCGGAATACCGCCGATTTGCCGTATGAATCTGGTGATCTCGTTCATATTCGGCGGTCAGCCCCACAAGAGGTTCCAGAGTTATATCACCACAAACACGCCTGTGAGGTGGTCTCTACCTACAAAGACTACTCAAGATCTGGTGACGAAAGTTCCGATGATGAACCCCTCAACAAGTATACCTACAGACTCAGCCCGGTCACGAAAGATACCACGCTCTCCACTCTATATTACCACTCCCACCTTGTTCCCTCCCCACGAGGGTACAAGCATATCGACGCACTCCTTGGTGAGCACTCCGCCGATGACCCACCCGAGTGGGAACGTGATCTCGGCAAATTGATGCGCGAGGATTTAGAGACGATAAACACCTGTCTCTCTGTTGTCAACGATACGGACCCCACGAAAGACTGGATGCGCGAAATTCGAAAAGGAAACCTCGACCGCACTAACTCTGTCTTCGCAGAAATGCTACTCCTCTACCACCTCCGTATAGAACTGGAACACAGTTCAGTCCAGATGAACGTTCGGTTCGACGAGAATGGGAAGGATGTCGATTTCCGAGTCATAACGAACGACTGGGATGTGTGGATCGAGGTCTACAAACCGGATTATCTTAATCAAATTCCCGAGGGTGGTGGGTGGTTCTCGCCTGAAGCAACTGGAACGTCTACTGGAAACAAGGTCCGTGAAAAATTCGACGGTGACCGGGAACGGTTCCCTGACGATGCAGTTGTTGTCCTCGCTGTTTACCTCGTGGAAAATATAACTCAGGGATTCCAGTTGGAACGATGGTTTGATCAAGACTACTTTGATGTTGGCGATTATTGCGATGCCCTATTAACATTCACCCATCTGACATTCCCTACTGAATTTCAGCATCGTCCCATAACACCCGCAGGCGAGGACAGTATGGGTTTCTTTGATTCGGTATTCGGCAATGACTCATGACCGACGTATTTCGAACACCCAACAAAACCTTTGTGGACTATCTATGACAGGCTCTGTTCGCGGAGGACAAGAGTAAGTTACGCTGACGGACTCGATGTCACCAGAAACGTTGTACGTACACACTTTCGACGTTTAAGTGGGTAGCGGCCCATATAGGACTATGATTCGCATCGAGTACGATGAGGCGTACCCATTCCTGATGGGGTATCTCACACGTAGTTTCGAGAAAGAGATCGACGGACAGCGATGTGGCCCCGAGACGATCATGTCTGCGATGAACGCCGAGGGTCGCGAACTCATAATGACCGACCATCAGGCGAAGTGTGTGATAGCGTTGCTTGAAGACGGGTACGACGTCGAGGAGTTGGACAACACGAAGGAGGCGGTCGAGAAGTTAGAACAGTTGAAAGATGATCTGAACACCGCACTGGATGCCACCAGCAGCGGAGAGTAGAACATGTCAGGATGGGCTGCACGTACATACGTGCACGCACATATGTACGTACAGGGATCTGTGACATGTTTGGGGTAGAATCGGCATAACCCAAAGATACCCTTAGAACAAAATGGAATCGGGTGACCGCGGAGGGGTCGATTGAGACTAAGATACCCTAAAGAGCCAAAGAGTTAAATACTAAAACAGGATTTTAGAATATTCACAGACCTTACATTCTCTGTGTGGTGCGAAATGGTTATATAGTACGAGAGGTTACTTTTAGGTACATCGAGCTCGGGTTCCTTCGCCCGCTTGATGCATCCCAACGTAAGTTGGACCGACACTCCGTTCCACGCCAAACCGGGCCCCCCGGTTTCCGCCCTTCCTCAAGGGCTTTTCAGACATGCCGATCATCCCCGAACACTGTCCACGCTGTGACGAATCCATCAACGTTCAGGTATTACCAGCAGAGTGTGTACACTGCGGGTTCTTGCTCCATCGGATGAAGTGGAGCGAAAACCTGTATGAGTGAGTGATGGCGTAGCGATATGTAATGCCAGTCTGTGAGCTGTGCGGGAGAATACGGGCGTCCTGTGTGCTCGGGGTGACCGATGACTTGCAGGACGACGACTGGCTCCGCCTGGACGTGAGACAGGTGAAGCTATCGTGCAACCAGTGTGCGGATACGCTGGTGAGTAAAGGGAGAGCGAGAGAGATGCCGTTAGAGGGTGGAGATGCGCACGATATCTGGTACAAGAACTGTCTCGAGATCACCGATGGGAAGCAGTCGATCTACGCCGGATGGGTGCCTGACATGCGGAAGATGGCGTAAGCGTTTTTGAAACTTTTCTTGGGTTGAGTGGAAGAAATGTTGTGAAAGTTGAGTGAAAGCTGGGTTGCGTATATGTATGGAAGCTGTCTCGTTTTTCTGTACCTGTTCAGAAGGGGGTGAAATCGATAGACGGCGATGGGATTGGGATAGGATTGTTTTCGGGAAAAATCGAGAGATCCTCGTTTAGGGACAATGCTATTCGGGCAATACAGACCCCCTACCCCCCAAATTCGGGCACTTGGAAACCCCAAATATGGGCACTCTCAGGGCCTGTGAGGCCCGTCTACGGACTATCGAAGCTCCCTGAGTTGATTCTGTGGACTCATTTTTGGACGTTCGTCTATATATGTGGACACACGCTGGTGGTGGCATCGAGAGCTGCGAGGGCTATCTTTTTCGTGCTATCCCAGTCCGACCGCGTGGGTTACCAAAAAACTGCTATCCCAGCCGCTTTCGCGCGCGGCCCGCCGGCTCACGGACTCACTCGCCGCTCGCTATCAAATCTGTGCTATCCTGCGCCGGGACCGTCGTGCGCTATCAAAAAATCGCTATCCCAGAGCTGCGTGGGTTATCTTTTTCGCGCTATCCTATGCCTGGTTCGATCTCCAGTCGAAACCGGGGGCCTCGTCGCTGCAACCCGGTGTGAAACCTGTCGTGAACTCGTGAAGCGATAACCATGCTACGGGAACGGTTTTACCAGCAGTTTTATCAGTATAACATATATTTATTATCTTACGTGTCCTACATAGATTATGGCACAAAAAGGCCACCCGACGGGACGCAGCTGGGACGAGCGGGTCCAGGAGCGACTGGAGAACCTCGAGTACGTCGAGCACGTGCACCTGGATTCGGGCGAGCGCGACTACCTGGCGGGCCAGAGAGATGTCGACCGAGTGACGTGGCTGGTCAGGCTGGATGAGGCGACGATTCAGCAGATCGAGTTCGTCGAGGCGGGAGACATCGATGGGAGCGAGACGTTGCGCGGGATTCGCAACGAGTTCGAGCTCGAGATGGGCCTCGCCCCCGGCGACTCGTGGATGGAGTGGGAGGAGATGCAGCGGGGGACGATCTACGTGACCGGCACGCACGACAACCGTCCGGGAGGGAGCGACGTCTTCCGCTGAGCGGCCGGTCGCGGCAACCCGGCATGGTGCGTCGTGGGGGTTCGAGTCCCCCACCGGGCATGGGCCGAGAAAAGTCGGGACTGGCCCACCCGAACGGAGCAACCGATGAGTGTAGACGACGCGCCCGCTGAGGAGCGGGCACTGATAGAGGAGCACCGCAACGAGATCGCCCGAACCGCCGTCGACGACGCGGTCGAACTGTACGACCTGGTCTCGCGTGTCGGGTTCATCGCCGAGGACGCCGCCGCCGAGCTCGAGTTCGTCGACGAGGACGAGGGGTCGCTGGCGGATGTCCGTCTGGCCCTGGACATGCTGGACGAGATGGACAACGCACTCGTGTACATGAACCGACAGAAGCGCCGCGTCGAGGGCCTGTTGGAGGAGCTGGCGCACATCGAGGAGGACCTGTAGATGCCGTCGACATCGATCGAGGTGGCGGGTGACGTCGTCAAGGCCCGGTACTTCGGCGAGGCGGAGGGTGACTACGCGAAGCTGGTCGTCCACCGCGACCTGTTGGCGAACGAGGATGAGGCAACGCGCGTCCTCGACGAGATGCGCGACACGATCGCCCGGGAGGGCCGCTGATGCACGACACGTGCCAGTGCGAGGAGTGCAAGCTGGAGCGCCAGCGCGAGTACGAGGCGTCGTACCCCGAGCAGGCGCGCCGGGACAAGCTGGAGTTGGGTGCCGAGGCGACGACCGAGTTCGCCCGAGAGGAGGCACTGCTGCTGAAGACTGGGATGACCGAGCGCGATGCGCGGGCCCGGGGGCTGATCGACTGATGACCGCGATGGATGACCTGCGCGTCGAGCGTCAGCACTCGCGCTACGCGATCGCGCTGGAGAACGTCGAGGCACTCGCGCACGACGGCCTCGAACAGACCAGCGCGAAGGAGAAAGACGAGATCCTGCGCGAGATCGAGGCGGTCGCGACGGGGGCGTTCGAATGAGCGAAGTGTCGAAGAAACGCGCAGCTGCGATGTTGGAGTTGCTCGATAAGGACGAGACGATGAGCGAGGGACACGACGACTCGACCGACCCGGAGTGTTGGCGGGAGTCGTTCCTGGAGAGCGCGTTCGAGGAGGCGGTGTCGATGGTGACCCAGGCGTCGATGGCCTACGACGAGGAGCACGGAGAGATGAACGACCAGCCGCACCCGATGGACGTCATCCGTGGGGAGAGCCTGTTGCGCGTCTACGCGACGAGTCGACCGTGGGCGGTCCCGGTCGTGGTGGTCGAGGTCGCAGAGGCGCCGGCGTACTTCGAGAACGGCATGCTGACCGATGTGCGGGAAGTGTACGCCCGGCGGAAGCCGGGGCTGTCGGCCGACCCGACGCACGTGAAGATCCAGATTCGCCAGGGGCGGTCCCGATGAGCGGCGCGACGCGACAACCCTGTGACGTCCGGGATTCGGTGGCCGAGATGTCGACGGAGTCGCTGCTGTTCCAGACGGCGATGACCGACGCCTACGGGGGTGAGGTTGCCGACCTGATCGACTGGGAGCTGGACAGAGAGATGCGACACGAGCTCGCCTCACGCGGGGTCGAATGGTAGTGTACGCGATGGTGACCCTGATCGTCTGGTTGGGTGGCCTGCTCGCGTGCTGGATGGTGTACAGAGCGGCGGTTGGAACGATAGACCACAGACAGTCATGAACAGAGACATGGAGGACGACAAATGGTGAACTGGGGCGGGCGGTACCCGCCAGGAGCAGCGAACGACCCGGCGGCACCGTACAACGAGCCGGAGATGCCCGAGCCCGGGACCGTGATTACGCACGACGTCTCGGAGGCGTACTGCGCGGACTGTGACGAGACGGTCGGGCCAAACAGCCCGGACGTCGTCGCGGACATCCTGCTGGACGAGCACCACGGACACCAGGTGGAGGTCGAGTCGTGGACGGAGGAGGAAGTCTGGGGAGGCGACGATGCCCGGTAGTCACGAGCGCCACCTGGACGAGTTCGGTATCTGTCAGTGTGGCCCGTCGCGATCGGGGACGGAGCCGATGGCGCTGGAGTACCAGGATGACATGACCGGGCGGTGGGTGACCGAGCAGGTGCCGGCCTGCGCCGACTGCTTCGGGCTCTTGTAGCCCGGACGCCCTTTCCGCTTCTGCGCGCCGCCCGCGACGACCCTGGTTTCCGGTCCAGGCCGAAATAGTAGAGATTCTGATTATATGCAGAACCCGAGAGATGAATACAACTCGCCTCAGCGGCACACACGAGGGTCTCCCGGCGACCAGTTTTCTGGGGTCTCACCCCCCACCCTCTCCATGTCGCAAACGACCGTCCACGGGCCGCGTTCGCGGCGTCTACGCACGATTTTCGAAGTTCTCATTTTATGCCTTTTGCTCATCGGCGAACCCTGGTTTCTGCTCCGCGAGCCCCGGCACCGCATCCCGGCGCATGTAAGATAATAGAAACATTTAATATCGTACCAGACCAAGTATACATTGGACATCGAGAAACCGATGGCCAGCTGGAGTGTCAAAGAAATGGCGAAAACGACCAACGCGGCCGGCGCACAGCAGACGAGCATCGCGAGCGACGCGGACCTCGTCGACCCCACGCAGCACGTGGTGGGGTTTAACGACAAGACGATGAAGCGCGCGAAGTGGGAGGAGTACGACTTCGTGGTCACGGACACCGGGAACGTGCAGGTCCGGAACGCTTCGTATGGGGACGACGCAGACGCGCACACGTACCACGTGGTGACCGACGCGTCTGGCATCCCGAAGTGGTGCCTGCACGCACTCGAGGACGACCACGAGGACGACTGGGCGCCATGCCCGGCGATGGCCTACCACGCAGCGAGGAAGAACAAGGAGACGGGCCTCGACACCGAGGAGCTGATCGCCAACGGCGAGTACCGTGTCTGCAAGCACGCCCTCGCGTACGCCCGGAACGAAGCGATCGTCCAGGCCGTCCGCCGGGTCAAGGGAGGCGACAACTGATGAGCACCGTCGAGGTGCTGAACGACCACGGGACGGTCCAGTACCGCGAGCACGACCTCCAGGTCCGGCGCGTCGACGCGGCGTCGGCGGGCTACGACACCGGGTTCGAGAACGAGTTCGAGCTCCTGGTCGACGACGAGGTCGTCGCGACCGCGACCGAGATCGAGGCCGAGGGGTGGAAGAATCCGTGGGCCAAGTCACTGCGCCTGTATGGGAAGGCGTTCGTCGACGGGAGGCTGGACGGATGAGCCGTTTCATCCAGGCCATGCGTGCAGAGTTCGGGCACGAGGATGCCCGGAGCAACGAGGACTACCGAGCGCCCGTCCGCAAGGTGTACTACGAGGTCGACGGGACGCGACTCCGCGCCACGGTCGTCGGGGCCACCGACGAGGAGGCGCGACAGACGTTCGACGAGCTCGCGACCGCTGAGGGACTCGACACCGCGGAGGTCACCGAGATCGTCCCGACCGACGCCCAGATCGCGGACCTGGACGACCGACTGTACAGTCACGTGCACCGCAAGGCGTCGCGCCGGGACCACGGTGCGCTGAACGCCGCGTTCAACGGGGGCGAGTGATGCGGGCGCGATCGCGGCGCTGGATGGTCGTCACGGACCCGGACACGGACTGCGAGTCGCCGGTGTTTCGCCGCATCCCGTCGAAGTTGGAGGCGCACAAGCTCGCACAGTTGACGGTGCGCGCCTACGACGATGGGACCAGCGCCGGCGTTGTGGAGGACCTCGGAAAATGACGGGGGACGTTCGCCGACGAGAGCACGTCTACGGGAGGGGGCGGCTCGTCGTCTACGAGGGGAACCCGAACACGTCGACAGCGTTCGTGGCCGGGAAGCCGGTCCCGAACGAACCCTGACAGTTTCTGTTTTTGCGCGCCGCCCGCGTCGTCGATTCACCCAGACCGCACTGGATGCCACCAGCAGCGGCTCTCGCCCCACATATGACAGATAATAGAAACATTTAATATCGTACCTGTCATAGTATAGTATAGGTTACTGAGGGAAACCTCGGTGCCCACCTGGAGTGAAAGAATGACGACCAGCGACAGCAGTGGCAAGACGGAGTACAGCACGGGACAGATCGGCGTCGACGAGGAGCGTATCATCGACGAACTGATCTTCAGCCAGGCGGAGGGCATCGTCGACGGCATCCGCGAACTCGCCCAGAACGGGATCGATGCACCGAACTCGACGACAGTCGAGATCGATGTCGACCACGAGCAGACGATCGTGATCGACGACGGCCAGGGGATGGACCTCAGCGACGAGGAGATTCGAGAGTTCCTGACGAACCTGGGACAGTCGACGAAGATAGACGACGAGGACACGATCGGCCAGTTCGGCATCGGCTTCGGCCAGGCACTCGCCGTGGGCAAAGTGACTGTCCACAGCCAGGACTCGAAGGTCGAGTTCGACGCCAAGAACTGGTTCCGCGACTACCGCCTGTACGAGGCCGAGGAGACGTTCGATGGGACGAAAGTCACGATCGAGCACTACGAGGACGAGGTGCCGGCCGAGGGGTCGAGTGAGTGGTCGGACCACCTCGCGGACCTGCGCACCCGGTTCCAGTACATGGAGCTCGTGAAAGGCGTCGAGGTCTGGCTGAACGGCGAGCGCGTCTCGAACTACGACCCGGCGGATGACCTGGAGAACGCCACGGTCTACGACTCGGAGCTGGCGTACATGGTCCTGAAGCACGAGAGTTACGACTGGCTCGAAGTGTACTCGGCGGGGCTGAAGGTCACGGACGTCAAGGGACACGGCCTTCGCGGGTACGTGATCACCAAGCGCAACCTGGAACTGAACACCGCCCGGAACAGTATTCGCTCCGGGTGCGAGGTGTGGCCGGAGGTCGAGAAGGAGATCGCCGATGCACGTGCCGAGATCCTCGCGGACGTCTCGGATTCGAACCTGTCGAACCCAGGCCGGGCCGCGATCATCCGCCTCGTGCGTGAGGGCCACGACGAGTTCAAGGACCGAGAGGTGCTGAAGATGGCCAACGGCGAGATGACGACGTTCGAACAGGTCGAGAAGCGGGATAGCATCATGTTCGCCGGCCAGACGGACAAGGCGGCGGGGAAGCTGGCCGACCTGGGCAAGATGGTTCTGATGCAGGGCGACAGCGCCGTCTCGCAACTCCGTGAGGGGGCGAAGCGGGGACAGCTGACGCTCCCGGAGACGAAGAACATCCAGGCGACGGCGGCCGCGCTCGGCATCAAGAACGGCTACGAGATCCTCGAGTTGGACGAGTTCCCGAGCAAGCCCCTGGCACTCGCCCGCATCCTGCGGATCAAGATGGCGGCGTACAGCCCGTACGACCTGGACCGGGAGATCATCCCGGGAGAGGACAAGACGGCGCGGGCGTGGACGAAGCCCCGCCCGGACACGCTGAACGGCGACGAGCGCGCGGCCATCGCCGACTCAGAGTTCGACTCGTTCGTCGCGATCACCGAGACCGCCTACACGTCGTGGGCGAGTGAGATACTCGTCCTGGAGCTCTGGCGCATCATCGCGCACGAGTTCGCCCACACGGAAGACTCGACGGGAGAGCCGTCCCACGGGTCTGGCTTCGCTCGCCGCTTCCGCAAGATCCTGGACGCGACCCAGCCAGCGGCCGTGGAACTGCTCGAGGAGATTCGGTCTGACGGCCTCGGGGCAACGTTCGAGCGATACGACCACGGGGTCCCGGACGTCTAAGCGGCCGGTCGCGGCAACCCGGAACGGCGTCGGTTTTGGCGTGATGCTGCGGATCGAATCCGCTCGACGTCCTGGCGGCCTCCGCTACTGTCAAGTGGAGTGACCGCCTACTCCCGCCTGGATGGGTCGGTTCCGTCTGTGGTAGGCGGCTCGGCCCGTCCCACTCCAGGTGGCCACGGCGTTCGCGATCGGGCTGGCTCCCTCGGGAGTTAAGTGGTCGCGGCCGCGGGCACCGAGCCCGTGTCACCTTTCGTACTGCTTCCCTGATACCCCGTATGTACGTACGTACGCGCCCATACGTACAGACGCGCATTCTCACCTTCCTTACCTGTCAGAGTTCAGTAACACTTATTATCGTACCCTGAGTAGGTCTATATGGACTTCGAGAAACCCGAAGGCCAGCTGGAGTGAACATGACAGATACAGCACGCCTTGTTGTCAACGGTTATGTAGAGCCACAAGAACGATCGGTCCGGATCGTGTCGATCCTGGGGAGTCTGGCGAACGTGCCGGACGGCCACCGCTTCGAGTACCGCGGGATGGAGCTCGAAAAGCGCGTCACCACTGCACGAGCGCGGCGCGAACCCGAGCTCGCCGTGTACGACCCCGATGGCGAGTTCGTCGACCAGTTCCAGCCTCTGGAGCTCTCGTCGTACGGGATCGTGGAGATGCTCGATACCATGCGCGCCCACTGGGTCGAGACGAAGCGAGCGACCTCTCTGTGATCGAGGTCGTGATCGCGGTCGCGGTCATGGTCGCTGGCCTGGCATTGTTCTACGCCATGGTCGCGTACTTCGACTTGTGACCGAAAACTGGTATTTACCGGGTGGGCCCTACCGTGACATGGAGTACCAGAGATGCCCCGATTGATCGAGCGCATGGGTTGCGTTGCCGACCGACTGAGTGACGAGTGGGAACTCGACGACATCGTAATCGAGCAGTCGGCGACAGCCACGGCGCTCTATCGCCACGAGTCCGGGGCGATCGTCATGTGGTCGGCCGACCCGGGGCATCGCGTTCAGCTGTGGGAGCCAGACGGCGCGATGGAGACCTGGTTGGACGACGACGTGGTCGACCTGGATTGCGCGGCCGAGACGGTCCAGACGTGCATCGAGATGGTCGAATACGAGACCAGCACATCGATGCCACCAGCAACGTCGGCGCCACGTCCGTAACCGTTTTTCCGCGCCGCCCGCGCCGGTCCTGTCACATCGATTGACCACCTGTACCATGCTACGTTTCTCGATTACCAGCAAACCCCTCAGATATACATACATTAATATCTGTACCACGCATAGGTACATATAGGTCAAAAAACTGGCCTATCCGAACGGAGACTGAGAAAGATGAGATACAGAGTCTACGGCACACGCAGTGGCACCGATTTCCAGGCACCCGTCTACGCGCGGACCGCGTCTGACGCGATCGACCTGTTCCTCGACTCCGTGGGCGACCACGCGGCCGAGTACGACAACGTCCGAGCCGAGGTCTGGGGTTGACGATGGAGAAGCTGTCGAATGTGGTCCGCATCGAAGACCACGAAGTGGTCGTCAACCGACTGTACCTGGCCACGCTGGTCGACGACGTCCAGTACCGACTGAGCGCCCTGGGAGACGAAGACGTCGGTGACTACGAGGGAGAGTTGCACGAGGCGCTGTTCCACGCCCAGGAGGCGCTCGATGACTGACGACGACGACCGACTCCCGCCGGACGCGGTCCCGGACCCGTCGGTTTGGATGCCCCCGGACGTGGTGGTCAGCAAGGAGACCGCCGAGGTCGCGCTGCGCGAGCTCGACATCCTGATTGAGCACACGGGCGGCCCGGACACGGCGGTCGAGGACTGCTGCTCGCCGCTGGCGCTCGCGTACGACCGGGTCGAGAGACTGGAGGGCGAGGGGATCGACCCGTTCACCGTGGGGACGGTCCTGCAAGTGTTGGTCGGTGTCGGTGAGGAACGAGGCGTCGACCTGTCGGGGGAGGACCCGTTACAGGACGACGTGTTCCAGGCGAGGAGCGAGTTCAGGGACGCACTCGGCGTCGAGTAGTCGCCCCTCGCGGTTTTGCATCGCTGCTGGTGGCATTCCGAGCTCGGTTCGATTCCGAGGCGATGTGTGGCTCCCTGGCCGGAGACGATACGTTGATAGGCTGGTGGAGCCTATGTCTGCACGACATCCCATAGTGGATGTCGTTCCGTTCGGGTGGGATAGCACGCGTCGGGCTGTCTCGGCAAGGGCAACCACGCAAGTCGAGATCAGAGGCTCGTGCATACCCGTTGTCCGGGGCTTTGTCCCCGGACGCCCTTTGTGACCCTGAGCGCCAGCTCTCAGTTTTCGCGTATCCTGTCAGTATCCTGCGGGGCCGGTCGCGCTAACCCGGTACCCATGCTACGGTCCACAACTATCAACAATATTAGTTGTCATAAATATTATTATATCCCTACCCTGAGTAGTATAGAATATGGGAAAATCAAAATCCCACTCGAGCGGTGAGCGCGTGAACAAGCGGCGGTACCGCGGGAGCGAGCAGACCGAGAGCTTCGACCTGCAAGCAGAGCTCGCCAAACTCGGCGGCGACGAGGAGGACGAGGACGATGAGTGAGCGAGCGTACCGAGAGCCGGCCAAGTTCTCGGCCGACGAGCTGTCAATCGGCGATGAGATCGTGGTCGCCGGCCTCGTCCACGAGGTCCTGTCCGTGGGCGAGCCCGGGAAGCAGTGCCTGGTCCGCACGGACCGAGGGGCGTTCTCGAAGGACGGTCTGAGCAGTGGCATCGACGACGGCTCCGTGGAGGTCCTTGGGGGAGGCGACGATGGGCGCTGACTTCGGTCCTGTCAACGTGCGCTGGGAGGGGCCGAACGGGGACGTCCGCAACCGGGAGTTCGCACAGCACGGTCTGTCGACCGGGTGGATCGTCGGCTACGATGAGGACGACAATGCCGAGCGGAAGATACCGCGGAACCGGGTCTACGAAGTGGAGGTGCTCTGAGATGAGCGAGAGGGTCGACGAGATCAAGCGCCGGATCACGGGTGTGGACCTCGTCGAGATCTGGGTGAGTGAGGGCGACCGACTGTTACTCGGCATCCAGCCCTACGCCGACGCCGACGGGGAGGCTGTCGCGCACTACCTGGAGCGACTGTTCGACGCACGCATCGAGCGGGTCACGTACGACTTCGTCCTCGCCGAGGTGGCCCGATGAACTTCGACGAGATGAGTCCGGCCGAGATCGACGACCTGTTCCAGGTCGAACCGCAGCACGACCCCGAGTTCCAGATGGAGCGAATGCGCGAGCAACTGGAGTACGCTGGCTGGGACGCGATCGAGGGGCTCGTCGACCCCGGGGACGAGTACGTCGTCGAGGAGTCGCACCTGCTGACGCCCGACCCGCTCGACTACACCGACTTCGAGTGGACGCTCGTCTACCGCGAGAAGCACGTCTTCGACGTCATCGACCCGTTCGACAGCACGCGAGGGGTGATCCCCGCCAGTCGGGATGGCGAGGACATGATGCAAGCGTTCGGGGAGTTCGCCGAGGCGTTCCACCTCGAGTGCGAGATCGACAAGTTCCACGATGAGCTCGGAGAGATGGAGCCCGGGGAAGTCGTCCTGCTCCCGAGCGGCAAGCTCCGCATGGACACGAGCGACCGGATCGTCGTCTACAACCCGATGTACGAGCCGGTCGTGACGACCGACCCGGAGAACGTCACGGTCGAACTGGTCGAGAGTATCATCGACGACTGGCGGGCTGAGATGCGCGAGAAGTACGAGGGGACGCCGATGGAAGACCAGTTCGACTGACCGCGCCCGTTTTCGCGCACCGCCCGCGGCGAATGAGTTATCGACATCGAGATAGTATCGAGTAGCAGATGGGATCGCGACCGTGGGAGAACCCCGTCACACTCGCCCGGGCCTACGCCAAGCATGGCTCGGCCGAAGGCGTCGCCGACGCGTGGGGGTGTTCCGAACGCACGATCAGGACCTGGCTGCACGAGCACGACGAGATCCGCGTCCAGCGCCAGGGTCGCCGGCCCTCGTGGGAAGACGACGACCCGGCGAATCACGTCCTGGAGGACGACGAGGGCTACGAGATCGTCGAATCGTTCGTCCCGGTCCGCGATGAGTCAGGCGAGCTCGTCACGATCGAGCGCAAGACCGTTCGTATCCACCGTCTCGTCTGCGTGGCCGAGTGGGGCTTCGACCAGGTGGTCGACCAGGAGGTGCACCACATGGACGGGCACAAGGTGCACAACACGCGGGAGAACCTGATCCCGTTAGACCCGAAGACGCACGGGTTTATGGACCCGGCGCGGCGCTGGCGGATGCCCTGGGTCGGCGATTACGAACTGGGCGATCCTGGCCCTGCTGGCGACTGACCCGTGGGCTTTTGCTTTCGACGTATCCCCGCTCGCTTTCTGTCGGCGGGTATCCCTGCTCGTTTTCGGCGGTTGCGTATCCCTGCTCGCTTTCTGACACCGCGTATCCCTGCGGGCCCCGGCACCGCTTCCCGGTGACCAGACCATGCGATGCTCGGAAACTCACAGCAGTCCAAGCCGCTTCGCGAGTCTCTAATACCCTACCCTGAGTAGCATAGAATGAGGAACAAAAATTCCTCACCCGAACGACCATGAACGCAATGGAAGACGTAGAAGGACTCCGTTACACCTTCTGCAACGTGTGGCTGGAATCGAACTCTCAAATCTCGCACATAATGGTGAACAAAGGTGGTGAAGATGTGTGGGAGGAGACGCCAGAGACAATACTCGTCAACAATTCGATATTCGAAGGCGAGTGCTACTTCCGAGATGTGATGAAGGTGGTGCTCGAACCACGAGAAGACGAGATCAACGTCAAGATCAACCCCTGACGGCAACGAGATGGGGCTCCCCATGTGAGCTCCCGTTTTTGCGCGACGCCCGCCGCCCACGACTATCCCAGACCATGCGATGATCTTCGATTCCCAGCAGTTCCAGCCGTCTTACGCGTCTTTATATCACTACCCTGAGTAGTACAGAATGGGAACAAAAATCCCAACCCGAACGATGAGCTACGCAACCCACGTTCAGATTCAGAAGCTGAAGCGAGCGAGAAACGAGAGTCGCTGGCCCTCGGACGAGAGAGAAGACGACGAGTAGAGCCGACGCCGACTCTTTCCATTTTCGAGCGCCGCCCGGCGTGACCCACCGGCGTTCCCGATGTGAACGTTTCCAGACAATATCAGCCGCTAAACGTGTCTTTAATACCCTACCAGTGGTAGTATAAGATATGGGACAAAAAATCCCAACCCAGCGGAACTGAGTGTAGAGAGTGTGCGAATAGAGGGAGAGAGTGGAGAAAAGACACTACGAGTGCACAGTGTGCGTATAATAGAGGGAGAGCTCATCGTGAGAGCCTACGAAGATTTCCCACTTCACTCTGACATCTGAGTGAGTGGGAGAGCGGTCCACCGTTTTTGCGTGCGGCCCGTCGGCCTCGAACCCTGATTTCCGGTCCACGAGATGATTTTGCTTCCTTGCAGCACCTGAGAGGCGAATACAACCCGTCTCAGCGAGGATCTCGAGCGCCTCACGGCGACACGTTTTCTGAGCTACAACCCCCTCCCTGTGGACGGTGCAAACGACTGTAATCGACTGTCAGCAGCGAGCTCACACGTGCATATTCGAGTGCCTCAGTGTATGTAGAATAACGTATACGACGAACCCCTGTTTCTGCTCCACGCGGGCCCGCTCGCAGCATCCCGGCACCGTCTCTCTTGCCGCTTCGCTGATATTTATTACCCTACCCTGAGTAGCTATAGATATGGGACAAAAAAATCCCAACCCGAACGACGAGAGCGACGAAATCCTCCCGGCCCTCGACCACCGAGGACTGACGGGACACGGCAAGAAACGACTCGACGAGAGCGAGCTCGTCACCCCGTACCTCGTGCAGACGCTCCAGGACGCTGACCCGACCATCCTCCGAGCCATCTGTCAGGTGGCCGATGCAGCAGCGTCGGCACGGTACGCACCGATCCAGAACCAGCTGGCCAAGGACGAGAGTGCCAGCCGAGAGATTCAGCAGGAATACTGGAACCAGCTGGACGACGTGAAGGGGCTCTCGCTCCTCTGCACGGAACTCCTGCGAGACCAGAGAGACGGCGTCCCAACCGAGGAGGACCCCCGACTCGGCTTCTGAACACGGGAACCGACCCAGGGCTACCGATTTCGCGCCACGCCCGTCGTGAAAACCACCGCACCGATGCCACCAGCAGCGCCGGCCCCGGCGTGAATCGTGCACATCGCGACCAGTGTGCCTCGACGAGCGGCGACCAGGTTTCGCGAGTGGAACCCCTACCCCGTAGACGCCGCCAACGAACCTCCGAGAGCTGGGCCAGATCGCCGTCGTGAAGGGCCGTCGTATCAGGTGTGAATACTTGCGGGCCCCGGCACTGAATCCAGGGACACAGCGGCTATGCGATGCTCTGGAACTACCAGAGTTATCAGCCGTTTTACATACCTTAAATACCTCACCCTGAGTAGCTAAGAATATGGGAAAACAAAATCCCATCCGAACCGGCGAGCAGTGCGGCAAACACGACGTCGTGGCCTTCGTGGCCCTCGCTGCGGACCCCTCGTGGGTCGATGCACCGACGAACCCGGTCACGCCGGGTAACGGCACCGAGGACTGGGCCGCCGACATCGAGGGCGCCGACGGGGGCGTGATCATGAGCGACTGGTCTTCGCTGGCGGGTGCGGGCGCGATCGACCCCCTGTCGGGACGAGAGCTGAGCGATGAGGAGCTGCGAGAGAGGCTGGGGGTCGAGTGAGATGCTGAGCCCCAACGGCGATACGGCGCGGATCGATGCGCACGAGTGCGAGCTCGAGCCGACCGGCCGCGGAGAGGGGATGCACGAGGAGTTCGAGTGCCGAGTCTGTGGGACGGTCACGACGCCCGCTGTGGGCGTCCGGCGAGCGAAGCGGCAACGGCTCTGGTGAGGGCCAGCCCCTCGTTTTCGAGTGCGTGTACGTACGTACGAGCGGGTACGCACAGACGGGTGGTGGGACCATAGCTTCCGCTTCTGCGCGCCGCCCGCGACGGCCACCGTCCCCGACAGCCAACGTAGCATCTATGCGCGCTACTCGACAGAGAAACTTAAATTCGGGCTCCTCTGGGCTTCTACGCAAGTTTTACAACCGAAGTCTTTATATCTGATACCTGAGAAGTCTTAGATATGGGACAAAAAATCCCAACCCCCGAACGGAGCGAGAGCGAGACGAGAGCAGCAGAGGAGGGACGATGATGCGCCCCGAGTCGCCGATTGAGTGGACTGGCGAGGCCCACCTCGTCACGGTGAGCTGTAGCCGCTGCGGGAGCACGATGAGCGTCGACGAAGATACGGCGCTCTGGTACGACGAGCAGGGACGCGAGCACGTGTGCGAGGAGTGTGAGTGAGATGCGCCGAGTGCGTACGATGCTGCTGGCCGCGAGAGTCGTCGCTGGGATCGTCGTGTTCCCGATCGCGCTGACCGCCGCGAGAGCTCGGGCCCGGGTGGTCTGATGAGCTGTCTCGATTGCGGGTCGACGTCGCTGGCGAGCGAACGAGTGGACGTGGTCGGGCGCCCCGACGAGCGGGTGACGTACTGCGAGAACTGTGGAGAGGTGCAGTACGTGGATGTGATTCGATGATTACGCTGCTGGTGGCATTGGTGGTTGCCGGGCTGGGCGTGTGGGCGTTCCTGCTGATCGCGAGGGAGCTGTAGCGATGGACTGGTGCCCGGAGTGCGGGTCGATGGCCCGCGTCGACGAACGACGGTTGGAGCGCCAGGACGACAGCGCGCTCGCCAAGGAGGTGCTCGACGTCGTCTGCATGCAGTGTGAGTACGAGGGCGAGAAGCGTCGCACAGTGCCCGCCGTGTTCGAGCGGCGGCCAGCAGAGACGGGGCGGGGCGTGAGCGAGCGCGAGCCGGGTCACCCGCTCGACCGCTGAGCGCCCCGGTTTCGCGTTCCGCCCGCGCCGACCCCTGTTTCCGGTCCACGAGCAAATAGAGTTCGCGACGCGTGTGCATACGCTCGTCTCAGCACGATCCCCCAGGGCCTCACGGCGACGGGCTCCTCGGGCCATCACCCCTCCCCTGTGGATGTTGCTCACGACTGACTGGGAGCACACGAACGCACGCCTCAGCGCCTCTACGCGCACTTTCTGTCTGGGGATTTATCATTGGCTTCGACCTTGATTTCCGCTCCACGCGGCCGGACGCGGCAACCCGGCACCAGAAGTATCAGCCGCTTTACATGACTATATACCTGTACCATGAGTAGCTAAGAATATGGGAAAACAAAATCCCACCCGACCGGAACTGGCCGAGAAGCGACGCAAGCTCGTCAGCGAGCTCCCGTTCACGAGCCCCGCCGAGAGCGGCAATCGGATCGTCGTGTGCGTGCAGGACCGCAAGCTGTCGAAGTTCGAGCGCGTCGTCGCGGACCTGGACCTGGAGATCGTCGAGCGAGAAGACGCTGGGCACTCGATGCAGGGCCGACGCCAGCGCATGGTCCTGGAGGCGTCGTAGCATGCGCCGATCGACGCCGGCGGACCTGGAGCAGCGCCTCGCCGCGATCGAAGCAGAGCTGCGAGCGATGAGTCGCGGAGACGTCGACGCGGGAACGTGCCGGTGGCTGCTGGAGGAGAAGGCCGAGCTCAGAGACGAGCGCGACCGGCTGCACGAGACGAGTGGGCGGTGGGCCTGATGAGCGACGAGGGATTTCTCCCGCCAGCGCCGACGGGCGGCCACCCAGCAGACGCCGTCGAGCGAGCGCGAGAGATCGTCCAGGGAGCACCGGCGACAGAAGAAGAAGTGGCGTGGGCGGCGGAGGTCCTCGCAGACGTCGAGTAGGGTCTCCGGTTTCGCGCCGCGTCCCCGCCGTCCCCGTCAGTTTTCAGGCCGATTTCAGGCCGATTTTCGCAGAAACCCTCGAAATCGAGTGCCTCAGAGCCTCTACGGGCCAAAGTCTTTATATTCGCTTATGTCAAAGATTTAAATGGTATGGCAAAAAACCAAACCACCCGACGGGAAGCAGAGCAGGAGAACGAGAGCGACTGGTGGAGCGAGTATCTGCGAGAGCTCGACGAGATCGTTGTGGGAGTGCTCCCAGCCGAGTCAGATGCGGCACGCCGGCTCGCAGCAGACGAGTACCCGACGTGGAGCCAGCGATGAGTGACGAGACCGGAGAGGCGTGTGCGAGGGGAGTCGAGAGTGCGAGCAGTGAGCGAGAGCGTGTGCTGGTGAGAGACGTGACCGCCGTCGCGCAAGACCTGGAGACTATGTCGGACCACGATCACTTGAGAAGCAGCCGCATGCTCGAGAAGACGGCGCGAGAGATCGTCGACGCAGTGCACGTGTACGCAGACGACGACGCGTAGGGAGAGGGGTTGCCGATTTTTTTGGTGCTGTCCGTGAGCGCCGGAAACGCGCGCCGCCCGTCGCCCGTCTTTCGTGTGTGCAACCGCATGGCTGGGTGAGAGAGCGAGCAGGAGATGAGCAGGAGCGTGTGCAGTAGAGCCCCCCGCTCGCGGGCCCCACCAAGAGCTGGTGCGCGGCCGGGACCCATTTAGACCTACTTTTACCGCGACACTGATTTTCAGGGATGGGACCGAAACGAATCACTATACTATCTCACATCAATCCAGTCTTTGTCTTCAAACTCGGTGGCACAGATGTTACACAAATCGATGTCAACTTCTTTCGTTGTCCCGTCCTGGCGGTCAATCTCAAGGTGATGTTCAGATCCAGTCCTATCGTTACAAACTGAGCACTCCATTTTTAGAAAGATTACAGGTGAACCGTTTTAGTCGTATTCCCCCTGATCAGTGTCCCACTAAGGTGTTTTCGTGGTGTTGATTCGATTTGATCTACTTTTTACGGGCACCCTGTTTTCAAGCAGTCGCCTCTGGTGGCATCCAGTGCGGTGACATGAACCAGGTCCATTGACCCTAATGTACCCTTATTTCGAAGCATAACGAAAATTATATATCCGTTCCCTGACTATCTCCATATGTCCTCCTTGGAACGGAGTGACGCATTGCATGAAGCGAACGAACGACCGGCCTGGAGACCCGGTCACGACCCCGAGAAGCACCGCTTCGGATGCCACCAGGAACGGTGATTTTGGTGAGTGAAGCTGACCAGTTCACCCCCGAGATGGTGGAACGTATCGAGGAGTTGCAAGATGATGAGTCGGTCGATTCCCGCAACACGAACAGACACGACGAGGGCTGGATCAGGTTCTACGTCGAGTGTCCTGACTGTCACGTCCCGATGGCTCGCACGACGGTCGAGGCGAAGGACGTCGACGAGACACACTCGCGATCGACGCATCGATGCATCTGTCCTGAGTGTCACGCAGTCCAGACGAACCTGACTGTCTACCGCGAGACCTACCGCTTCGACGAGAAGCACCGGAGGGACGATGCGTAACAAGTATTTCGTCGACGATGTCTCGCGCCAACAGGCGGGTGATCTGTGGCATATCGCCGACGAGAGCCCTGATCCCTATTCGAACTGGGTGGCCCGCGTCGCGTGGCGACTGTACAGCGAGCTGGACATCGGCGAGCGCGGCCGACTCAAGTTCCGTGGGGAGAGTGAGTACAACCGGGCTTGCAAGCTGGTCGAAGTCGAAGCGATTGGGTCTGCATACGGCGACAAGCCCGATCTCGAACGGTCGTGGAAAGACCTGCTGGACAAAGTCGAGAACGCACAGGTGGTGCCCTGATGTCGAGCGATCCACGGTTGCTTCAGCTGATACAGAGTCAGAACGAACTACTTCGCCAGCAGAACGCGTTCGTTGCCGATCTCGCGAAGACGCAGAACGACCTGCTACGGTTCCAGTACCTGGAGCGGCTGGGTCGGATGCCCGAGGTCGAGGAGGCCGAGGAGTACGTCCACTCGGACAAGGTGGAACGACTCCGTATCACCGGAGTCAAAGGCTCTGATGGGGACACCCCAAAACTTCACGATTAAAGATGACAAATCGCATAGCGCGTGAGACAGAGGTATCGACAGATGAATAGGGTGGCTGACATTTCCCCGGGAACGGTCCTGGTGGCCGGGTTCACGGGGAGGCGGTACGTGGTCCAGTCCGTCGACGAGGACGAGGGACTGGTGTACGTGCGGGGGCTTCCGGCCCTCCCGATGGACGAGCTCCAGCGGGACATCGCCAACGGCAAGATCGGAGTGGTCGGATGAGTCACCTCGAATCTGAGCTGGTGACAGACATGGACGCGATCGCCGGCTACTCGCGGCGGGCGCTGAACAAGTTGGCCGTCGACGATGTCGATGGAGCGGAACGACTCGTCGAGGACATCCGGAACATCGCGTCCTCGTGGGAGGAACCGTGAACTACGAATCCGCTGGAGTCAACGACCGGCGTGGTGAGATAGGCGTTATCGACGCCTACGTCGTGTCCGAGTCGCCCTCCGGCGACGGAACGATGTACACGATCCAGTTCGTCCCCTTCGATGAGGGAGAGTGGGTGCCGTCAGACATCCGCTCGGAAGGGTCGTGGGTACACGTCCAGGATATCTTCCGCGGTGCCCTCCACGAGGCGATTCAGGCGGTCCAGGACGAGTGTGACGTTCGGGTCCCGTTCAACCGACCTGGCTTCGAGGAGGTTGGGGATGTCTAACCTGGGAGAGGAGCGACGATGTCGACGGTGCGGCTTCACGTGGGTCGACGAGTACGGGAAGTACCGCTCGTGCCCGCAGTGTTACGGAGAGAAAGATGAGTGACAACGAAGCGATCGCGGTAGAAACGGACGGTGAGACGTACGCCGACATTCGCGTCGACGGCGCAGTGGCCGCGTCGGTCGACGTCGTCGACGAAGATCAGGTGAAAGCAAAGCTCTACGAGTTGGTGAACCCCGGAGACAGAGACGCGATCGATGTCTGGTTCATCGACCGGCTGACGGAGGAGAGTGACGAAGATGAGTGACGACATCCACCAGCAACTACGGGAGAAGTACAGTGACCTGATAGAGCGACACAGGGAACTGAAAGCATCTGCGAGGGAGGCGGATATAACGGAGGACCCGCTCCACTCACCTGGGGAGATACGGGCCGAAGCAGACGGCGTCATCCTGGGAGTGCGGGCTATCGAGGACGTGCTGAACGCCATCGAGAGGGACGGAGATGAGTGAGAAAGACCCGATCAGGCTGGTCGAGATACTCGAGGACGAGAAGCTCGACTTCGTGGTCTTCCAAGATGGTGAGGAACAGACACTGTTCGACAGCTTCGGTGAGGCGGTCGATAACATCCTGAACGTGGTCGGTCTGGACGTTGGCATCGTCCAGGCTGTCGGTGGTGGCGCATCACGGCCGGTGTACCTCTCGGTGGATGGCGTTATCGAGACGCTCCTGGAGAAGACGCCGGATGACGACGAGGTCGTCGTCTCCCGAGAGCTCCTCGCTGACACGGCCGATGCGATCGTATCGGCGGGTGCAGAACCGAGTGAGTCGGAGAAGGCCGTGGTCGACGCGATCAACGAGGTGTTGGCGGATGAGTGATGACTACGTCGCGACTTACGCACTCGAGCTCAAACGAGACGTCGGCGAGATGACCGCCTGGTATCAGGTTGAAGCGAAGGGAGACGTTGATCTCGACGAGGCTGATCTCCGCGAGATGGGAGTCGAGACGGTCGAGGAAAACATCCCCGAGGTGCCCGTCGACGAACTGGTCCTCGCGTTCGCCGAGATGACGGAACTGGAAACGCCGGCGTACACGTTCGAGTTCTCGGCGAAGGTCGACTACCACGCCGACGACAACGACTGTCACGGCATCGCTGTTGGTGGCACCCTCGACGATGATGGGGACCTCCGTCTCACGGTCTACCGGACGGAGATGGACGGCATCGACGTGAGCAAGCCGAAAACAGTCGACAGGGTCCTGCTCGACGACGTGAAGTCGGTGGTGGACGATGAGTAGCACAACGAACGGACAGGTCCAGCGGGGGTCCTCGTCGTTTTCGAGCTGGTGGGAGATCGAGCTCGAGATCCCGTTCGAGATGGCGATGGACGCGTACTTCGTCTTCCGTGAGTCGAGCCACAAGTGCTCGGACCGGATGGCGAACGCGCTGTACTACGGCCTGAAGATAGCGAACCACGAGCGGTCGGACGTGGTGGAGGTCGACGTCCAATACTGGGACAAGGGATGGCGAACCTGGCTCCTGAAGACAGCCAACATGCGACCGCACTACGCATCGGACCCTGAGCAAATCAAGAACCTGGAGGAGCTGACTGACCTGCTGGAGAACATCTGATGTCGGTCCAGGAGACGGGGACGTGTCCTTACTGTGACATCAACCTTAAACGGACGGGGACGGCCTTCGGAGAGTTCGACTCGGCGGTGCTGTTCACGTTCGAGGGCCACATCGTCTTCGAATGCCCGGACGTACCCCCAGAGGCACGGGCATACTTCGATGAGGGAAACAGTCATACCTCTCAGAAGTGAAATGTCAAGTATGAGTTTCGAGAAGTACAAGGGGTCGAGCCGTGGTCGGAAAACGATCAGTCACCCAAGTGTTAAAATCTGGTCGTCCGGGAAGATCGCCTTCAACGACATGGCGATGGACGAGTGGCTCGACGGCGCTGAGTACGTCGCGATATTCACCCACAGCGATCTCCCCCAGGTGGGGATCGGACCTGAGACGAAGTCCAACTCTGGTCTCCCTCACGTATACGCGCTCCACACACAGGGGACGTATCAGGGAAAGCTTCTCCAGGTCAAGAAGTTGCTTCGCGATCTCGACTGTGTTCGACCGGACGAATCCCTCGAGCTCGACGCCTGGTACGACGACGATCAGGAGCTAACGGTCGTCGACCTGTCCCCGCTGACGTAACCCCCACCCCCGAGAGGCCGAATACAGGTCTCCGGGAGCTGCGCCCTTCTGGGATTCGGGTCGGTTCGATTCCGACCAGGGCCATGTGCGCCACCCACGCTGGCGCCCAAGAAATCGCGTGTGGAACGGAGAAGGATATGAAACAGACACAGGAGGCGCGGTGACATGGACGTCATCGTCACTGCGTACGGAAACGACCCGAAGCTGGTCACAAAGGCCGACAGCATCGTCAGAGACGGCTACCGACCGGATGTGTGGGTCCTCTGCGAACAGCTGCTCGGAGAGAACGACGACGACATGGTGATCCAGTTACGCAACGACGAGGGAGACAACTGGCTGGTCGACGAGAAGGGGCTCAGGACGGCTGTACTCCAGCAGGATTGTATCTACGTCACGGTCGAGCACGAAACAGAAAACGCGGTGTTGCTCGATCTGTACGGCGCCGGTACTGTCGACGGACTCTCGATGCGGAACACGGTCGGCGAGGTGTGGCTTCCCCGGAGTCAGATCACGTCGTTCGAACTGAAGGACGATTGACACCACCCCAACGATAGACCATGCTACGCCAAAACGCAACTGGAGAGGCCGACGTAAACACGCTGGAACTAACGATCACTGACGGTCACCCACTCGACGCGGTTGCGGCCGCGCTCGATGCCCTGGGGGTGACAGAGGATCGTGTTGTCACCGCACAGATAGCCGTCACCTACGAAACGGAGGTCGAGACGGTCGAGCCCGTTATCGAGACGAACGGTCAGGATGATAGTGAGGACGTCGAGCTCGACATCAACGCTGTCGAGACGTGCTCGATCTCGTACGGGAGTCAAGCCTACGCGATCCTCAAGCACCTGGAGGATGTCACGGACGGTAACGAGTGGGCGACCACACGGGAGATCGCTGAACGACTCGGGGATGGGGAGAAAACAACGGCGGTGAGTGCTCAGGTTTCGAAGTGGAACGAACAGAACCTCGTCGAGAGAGCACCACGCGACGACATCCCGCAGAAGTCGTACAAGTACAAGATCACCCTGCTGGGGCGCGAGGCGCTTCGTCGATCAGAACACGAAGAAGAAACCCGACAACCAGTCGTATAACACATGCACCCAGATGCCACCAGAAGCGGGAGGAATCGTGAGCAGTAAACGCGCCGGTCTGTCTCCGAAACAGCTCGGGGCACTCACCAGAGGGGGACTCGTCGAGGTCGACGACGGGACGCGTCGCTCGGTCGAGCTCTATTGTGAACAGGATGATGCCGAGGTGTGGTCTCGGATTGCCACCACAGACGGTGGCGAGGAGTTGACGGTCCTTTCGTTCCCGGAGGATGTCTGGGAAGACGTTCTCGACGTACTGGGCGTCGAGGATGGCCGAGACAAGATCAAGGTCGGGTCGATGGTGTGGGTACAGCGCGGCTGACGTTTCTGGTGGCATCCAGGTGATGGGTCGATATTAAAAATTCTTATAGTTGCCAACTTCTCGAAATAAGAGATCTGTATAGAAGAGGCGTTTAAACCTGTCTGAAGGGCTTATCTGTGAGGTAATCCGAAAGTTATAATGAGTTGGGGGACCGAGTGTATGTTACCAGATATGGGTACACAGATGGGGGCGGTCGACACGCTGTTGATCACCCCGAACCCCCACGAGACACGAACGCACTACGAGCTCCTCGAGATCGGGCGCGAGGAGTTCCATGGAACTGTTACAGTCGTTGGACTGGCGTCGTAGCCCGGCGAGACGATCTTCGAGCCATGATCCCCACCCCCGAGACATCGAAACCACGTGCCCGAGGCCCGGTAGCGGGTCGTGGGCTGGCAAAAGTGATCGATCATGGTGGATATGGCGGACAAGCGTCCGTAGTACCATACTATGTTGGGCGCAGTTCTAAATACTCTGCACCCATATACGATTATACGGGCAAGTGCTCTGGTCCATTCACAGACCAGCGTATGCGCTCGTTAAACTGGGTAGCTGCAAGCGACCCCTTTCGGAACGCGGGGCGACTTACCTGGGGAGGTGTCGTTCCCGTTCGCTTGCAGTTTTCGTACAGTAACGCCCGTGAGACTGGTGTCTCACGTCCTGTTCGATTCGGGACACGGGCATCACCCGACTGGGTGAGGTTCTGAAACGATGGAGGAAATACCACCAGAAGCAGCTGAGCCTGCGCACGAGCAGGAGTATAACGTCCGGATGCCCCAGGAGATGGTCGTCTACTACGACACGGTTCTCGACCAGACGGTCACGGTCCGCGATGTCGACAGCGGGAACGACGGGTTTGTCACCTACCACACGGAGGGTGGGCCGGAGAACATGGTAAGCGAGCCCATGAATCGCTTCCTGGCGTGGCTGGCCGCTGGTCGCTTCGTCAAGCTGGGAGATCGGATGGACGCCCACGGCATCGATGCTTACGACGAAGACATTGCGAACGTCTTCGCCGAGGCGTACGGCTACGACCCGCGCGAGTTCCGCCCGTTGGAGCTCGCCCGGTTCCTCCTGGCCGAGCGGCTCGACGAGACACTGGTCATGGAGGACGATGGGTAGCGTCCCTGTCGACTTCGACGAAATCGAGGTCACGGATGACCGATGGCACCACCTGGAGGTGACGATGAACGGCGCGGACGTCGAAGGGGTCGTCTTCGACGGCGACATCGTCTTCGCCACCGAGCAGTACATGGACGAACGAGACGATCTGGACGACGTCGACGTGGGTCGCTAATCGGGCGATCCATGTCTACTATCAATTACCAGTTTACTTCCTCCTGCTGGTTAATTCTAAGTGGAAAGTCGGTCGTTGCGACGAATGATAGCCGAAACTGTGGAGTTAGTATATAAACTCACCGCAATGCTTTTCTGATACAAACGACCAAGTATCACATAGATGAGTGGTGGACGCCGCCCGGACATCGACCGGTCCCCGTTCCGGGACGAGATCCGGATGCTCCTCAAAAGCAAGGGCCGAGCACACAGCCCGACCTACGAGGAGGTTCAACAGCAGATCGAAGAACGGTACGGCGAGGAGTTTACCGTCCGGCAACTCCGCGACTACATGAACAAGGAGCTTCTCCCCGAGGAGCTCATGCCGGCCCAGGAAGCACAAGAGGAACTGGAGCGCCGGAAGGAAACTGTCGATATTGCCGCGAAGCGACAGGATCTCGTCGAACTACAGGAATCGCGCCTCGGCAAGGCCGTTGAGACTGAGGAACAGATGGGCGGGATGCTCCTCGACCAGGTGAACGATCAGATCGAGCTGAAAGACAAACTGCTCGAATCGCTCTCGAAAGACTACGAACGCCTCGGCGTGCTCCAGTCCACGAGTGAGATCGACATCGACGTTAACCAGGTACAGGCCGACCCGTTCAGCCAGATGCTCGCCGAATCCCTCCAGGTAGAGCTTGATGCCGACGACGATGGCGACGACGAACACTCGGACTACCGCGATCCCGAGGACATCCGAAACGAAGCGGAGTCCGAGGATGACTTCGAGGAGGGTGAGTCCGAAGACGCCTGGATGGAGAAAGACGCCGACGAAATCACCCTCGACGACCTCCCCGACGAATAAAAAAAACCCCACTCGATGCCACCAGAGGCGTATGTACGTACATACGCGCCCATACGTACGCCCCTCCTGGCACCCCTGAAGCCCTCCCCAGATGACAACAGCGAACCTCCTGAACCAGAAGGTCGGTAAATTCGGCCAGGTCCCCGGCGCCGCCTCTCGTGCTCGCATGTCCGAGCTCGTCGAGGGGAAAGGCGCACTCGATCTCCGCGACTACCAGCAGCATTTCGAAAAAGCGTTCGACGATAAAGTCACTGCGCAGCTCAAGTTCGAGAACTGGTGTTGCCGCGTCAAAGACAAGCTGATAGAGGAGTCGGGCATCACTCTCCGCCCCTACCAGAAAGAGTTCTCGGACCGTATCATCAAGTCGGTCGTCAGGAACGACGGACAGACGTTCTTCGCCGAGTGGGCCCGACAGTGTCTCGACAAGGACACAGTCGTCCTCGACTACGACGGTTCAGCCACCCGCATCAAGGACCACCCGAGAGCGTGGAAGACCGGCGTGAAAGATGCGTACCGTCTCAAGACGCAAGGTGGGTGCGAGATCGTCGCCACCGATAATCACCCGTTCTGGACGCCTGACCGAGACTTCGTCGACTTGGGAGACCTCTCGCCTGGTGACCTGGTTGGAGTCACTGATGGTATCGACCGCCAGTGGAACGACGAACAGGTGTTCGAAACCACGTACGAGAAGTTCGTCAACATCCACCGGACGGACACAGTCGATCTCCGAGAGCCTGTAACACACGACTTCATGGTGTTCCTCGGACTGATGACCGCTGACGGCACCGGGTACGAACCCGACTCGTCACAGTCGGTGAAGTTCACGAACACGAACCGTGACTACTGCGAATGGGTTGCTGATTTCGCCTACCGACGATGGGGTGTCGACCCACAGTGGTACGAGAAGGGCAACGGCTGGGACGTCGTTCTGTCGACGCGAGACAACGGTGCGACGAACCCCGTGAACGAAGCGTTCCGCACTGTCGAGCTCGACGATGGCTTCCCTACGGCGGTGTTCGACACTAACCCCGAGGCTGTTGCGTCGTTCCTCAACGGTCTGTGGGCGGGCGATGGCTACCTCTCTGTCATCGATGAGTCGCGTGACCGCACGGGAGGTCGTATCGATCTCGGCGTTGCTGGTGGCAACCGAGAGGTGTTCGTTCGGTATGTCCAGCAGCTGCTCCAGAAGGTCGGCATCGAGGCCCGCGTCAAGCGCGAGGTGATGGAGAAGACGACTGATGGAGAGCAGTTCTACCGCATCCTGGTTAACGGGACACACGGGGCGAAACGGTTCTTCGACCTGATGGACCCGGTAGTGGGGAAAGAAGACGCGTATGCTCGCGTGAGGGCGGTCGTCGACGCGCGTGACGGACGTGGGCGTCGTGTCTACGGCGATCACACGGAGCCGACTGGTGAACACATCGTCTACCGGAAGGTCACGTCCATCGAGTACGTCGGGGAACGAGAGGTCTGGGACGTTCGCTACCCAGGGAAGGACTGGTTCATCGGTCAGGGATTCAAGACGCACAACAGCGGGAAGACGGAGACGCTGGCCTCGACAGCCTACGTCATCAGTGTTCTGTTCGCCCCGATCCGCATCGGTATCTTCGGTCCAAAACAGCGACAGGCGCAGATCATGTGGGACCGCGTGAAAGAGCGGTACAACCAGGATGTGCTCAGCGGACTCGGGCTGGAGATCGAGAAGTACGGGGGAAACACGTTCAAGCTGTCCTCCGGTTCTGTAGTCCAGGCGATCACGGCGGGCTCGGGGAACATTGAGGGGGAGACCTTCGACCTGATCCTCATCGACGAGACGCAGAAGATCAGTCGCCGGATGCTCCTCGCCGAGATCTGGCCGATGGGCGCTGAGACCAACGCGACGAAGTGCTGCATCGGGACACCGCACTTCCAGGACTGCTGGTTCCGCGAACAGCTGGAGCGGCTGAAAGGCACGCCGTTCTGCATGATCTACGACTGGCGGACGCCAGCGAAATACTCACAGAACTACCGGAAGTCGATCGCTCGCCAGTTGGAGCAGATGAGTCCCGAGTCGGAGGAGTTCCGCACTCAGTACGAGCTCGAGTGGATTCTGGAAGCCGGGATGTTCATCACGATCGAAGACTGGCGTCGGATGAACCCCGCGCCGCTGCTGGCGCCGGTCGTCACGAAGGAGGACCTCCGGGACGACGATGTAGACTCGAAGTGGCAAATCCGAGCGGGGCTGGACCTCGCGAAGGAGCACGACTCGACCGTCCTCACAGTCACTGGCAAATACTTCGGGTCGTGGGACCCTTACTGGGATTACTTCTCGAACGAGACGATCGTCCTCCTCGACGTGGTCGAACTGGAGGGGCTCGAATACCCCGACCAGATCGACATCATCAAAGAGGAACTCGACCGCTGGCACGCAGACGTCGTTGGGGTGGACTCGACAGGTGTGGGTGACCCGGTGACGGACATCCTGAAGCGAGAGTTGAACCAGTACGTCGAGGGCATCAAGTTCTCGCAGGCGAGCAAGCACGACCTGTACAAGCACGTCGAGCGGAAGGTGAAAGTCGAGGAGGAATGGGACTACTGCAACTTCGTCATCCCGAAACAGGTCCGGTCGTATCCCCACCTGGAGGTTTCGATGCGGAAGATGGAAGATCAGTGGCTGGACCTCACGAAGGAGTACAAAGGGTCGCGGATGCACGTCGAGGGGCCGGACAGTGGGCACGACGACTTCCCGGACTCGGCGGCGCTCGCCATGTGGTGCCAGGACGCCGACTACAACATCGACAAGAAGCACATGACATCCCCGACCCCGGTCCTGGGGACGATGGATGGGATCGGCGCGACGATCGGGTACTGAAAACCCCTCTGACTACCTAACAGGTTTTTGGTAATACCAGATTAGCAATACACTTAAGCGTAGGTGGTACCAGATTTGTGATATGGGAAGATCCGTAGAGACGGGCGCCGTGAACGAGCGTCCCGAAGATATCCGTCAGGACGGGAAGTGCCCGTGCTGTGGAACTGAAGTGTCCGCAGAGGACCACGACCACGAGTGCAGTTGCTCGTGCTCGGACGAGAGCGAATAAATCTGGAGTCGCCCTGAATGAGTGAAGCAGAAACACCACCAGATGATACACCAGCCGATGAGTCAGAAGACGACGTCGAGATAACGGCTGAGGTCGAGTCGGCCGACGGGACAGCGGCGACCGTCACACGGTCGGCATCGCTGGCCGAGGTCGTCTCGGAACCGCGAGAGATCCTCGACAAGGACCAGTTCGAAACGGACTTCGACCTGTACGAACGCCTCCTGACGATCGACTCCGAACTGGCCGGGACTGTCCGCGCACAGGCACAGTTGGCCTCTGGCTTCGAACTGATCCACCCCACCACAGAAGGAGACAGTGAGGAGCCGAGCGATTCGGACGTTACGGCGCTCAAAGACTGTAAAGAATTGGTCCAGTTACTCGACCTGGACCTCTCACAGCCGTCGATGTTCAAGGGCATGATCGCTATGGGCAACGACGTCTCGAAGATCATCTTCCGTGACGGGGAGGGAGTGACCGGCCTCCAGTCACTCCCCCTCCGCTCGCTGACGATCATCGACGAGGATACCCAGCCCGGTGTACAGAACGCGATCGCAGAGGCGAGAAAGGCCGTCGACGGCGACGAGGAGATCGACCTCAAGACGTACACCGACAACCTCCCCGATGCGGTTGTGCAGGATGCAGACTACTACGTCCTGAACGAGGGCAAGAAGGACATGAAGATGATCGAGTCGTGGAAGATCCTTCATCTCGCCGCCGAGCGCCGTAGCAACTGGTTCACGGACAAGTTCGACCGGCGGACCTACGGCGTGTGGGGTGCCCCACGAATCGAGCCGACGAAGTTCCCCCTCCAGGCCAAGCACAACACGCTCACGAACAAGGTGTCGATGGATGACTCCCTGATCGCCCGGGAGATCTACCACATCGACGTCGCGACGCTGTTCGGACACATCAACAACGACGAGCGCCGAGAGGAGAAGGCCAAAAAGTACGCGTCCGACCTCAAGGAGACGCTGGAAGGGATGGGGCCCGACGAGAAGCCCATCCTTCCGGACGAAGTAACTGTCGACGTCAAAGGTCCCGAGGGGAAGGCCAAGGAACACGGTGACTTCCTCGACCTGATGAACGATTCCATCATGCACGCGCTGACGTTCAACGTCTCGGGCGTCGGGCGTGACGCTGGTGGTCCGTACATCGGGAACCGGCCGGCGAAGGATACGTCGCTGAACAACGTTCGTCACCTTCGCGAGACGATGGGCCGACAGCTCCGAAAGCTGTTCAAGATCCACCTGCTCCTCAAGCACCCCGAGTGGCGCGAGGACATGGTCGACCCGGAGGACGTTTCGACCTGGAAACTCCGGGACGACATCACGCTCCCGAAAGTCGAGTGGGCGCAGATGGAAGATGGCGACCTCGAACGTGTTGTGAACGCGGCAACGAAAGCGTACGAGTCCAAACTGATCACGCGGAACGAGGCCCGCGAGATGTTCGGCCACGACCCGATCCCGGACGACGAGCTCGATCGCCTGTTCCAGGACCAGTTCATGAACATGGAGATTCAGGACGAGTTCAACCGTCGCCAGCAGGAGCGCCAGCAGGAGATACAGGATCAGGAGCAGGAGACACAGGACACGGACGAGGAGGAAGAAGACGCAAGCGTCGCCGAGACAGCCGAGACCGCGCACTCGATGCCACCAGCAGCAGTCGCCGAGGACATCGACAACGACGAGTTCCGAGAAACGCTGACGGATTCGTTCGACAGCGCGATTTCGAAGATGAACGCGTCGTTGAGCCAGGGAGGTAACGATGAGTCTGCGTGACCGTCTCGACAAGCACCTGATCGCCCTCGACGAGACACACGAGACGGTCATCGACGAGTACATTCAGGATGCGTTCGCCCAGGGTGTTAGCGAGGAAGTCACATGGCTGAGCAATCTCGGTGTTCGGACGGCAACGCGCGATCCTGAACCGACAGACGCTCTCGAGGAGATCCGAGCACGAACGGTCGACAGAGTCGCCCGCTACGACGAGTCACTCCGCGAGAGTGTGTTCGAATCGCTCGACGAGTCGAAAGGGAGTACGTACGAAGTGATAGCCCGGCTGTTCGACGATGGCCTCACGGTTGGGGCGGGAGACGAGACACACGACGTCAAATCGGTCAGTGCGGACGGGTCGGCGTCGATCGTCTCCCGGGCGGGAACCGTCGCCATGACGCTCGAACCGTCCGCGTATTTCGACTGGGTAAGCGCAGTCGCAGTCGTCGAGGCGCGAAGCGCCGGCCGGGTTGCCGCCCAGCTCGGGTCTGACGACGTCATGGGACACGTCTGGGTCGACCCACTCGACGAGCAGACGACGCCAATGGCCGCCCGTCTCCATGGTGAGACGTTCGGTCGCGATGGCCTCCCGTTCCATCCACCTGTCGTCTATGGCGGGCGATCCCGTGTGTGGCCACTGTTCAAGGCATCGTCACCACAGGCCGAAAAACTCCCCTCCGTGGATGCGCTCGTGGGCCAGCGGGAACGCTGGTTCATCAACTACTCGCGGATGCAGAACGGTGAGCTCCCGGAAAACGACTGGGCACACGAACCAGTTGTCGATGAGGAGTACAACCTGGCGTTCATCTACACGCAGTTGCTCCCGCGAGACTACGCACAATACCTCCCCACCAACGAATAATGTCCCCCAACAAACCGCTCGCAGACTGGCAAAAGCTGACGATCATGGCCCAGGCCCCGTTCCGGGGCAACCGGACAATCGCGAAACGCGCTGAGTGTTCGGTTTGGGCCGTCAGAAAGTACCGCTCGCTGATGAAAGAAAACGGACACGCTCTCGACGTTGGTGTGACGGAAGAATACGATGAAGCCCTCGTCTCAGAGGAAGCGATGGCGATCTTCGACACAATCGTCGACGAAGGGCTGAACCAGGAACGGGGGCGGATATGATGCCCCGGGCGAAGGACGTGGTGAGTGTCCTCCTGGTCGGCGCCGTCACGAGCGTGTGGCTCTACCAGACGCTCGACCCGGCGCTGGCCGAGGACTTCGCCGTCAAGGCACTGGCGCTCACGTTCGCCGCTGCTGGTGGCATCACCTTGTTCGGGCGGGGGACGATGCAAGCGGCAAAGAGAGTGGCTGAATCGACACTCCGCCCGCAAGAGAAGACAGACGAATGAGGCTGGTCAAGCAGGAGAGTTGGAACGACTGTGCTCCTGCGTGTTTAGCGATGGTGACTGGCGTACCGATTACAAACGTCAAAGCGTTCGTCCCGGTGCCGACGACCCACGCGGAAATGTATTCGTTTCTCTTTCGCCGTGTCGACGATGTCCATCTGATCACAATCCTCGACGAGATCAAGATCCGCGACCTCAAAGAGCGACGTGACCTGTTTCGTACCAACCGACCATTCGAGGAACGGACGATGATACTCACCGTCGCAGCACCCTATCCGGAGGTATTGTGGCACGCAATCGTCGTTCACGAGGGAAAGGTCCTCGACCCGACCGACGAGTGGCGCGACATAGATGAGATCAATGGCGTGAGCTGTACCTGGGGCTTCGACATCGAGCTCGACAGCGACCTGTAGACCTATCAGAGAAGATAGTTCTATATCGGTCGAACCACCAGACAAGTAAGCTTTTTAGCAATGTAACGTATTTGGTAATATATGCAAGCTGTCGTAGATGCAACTGGAAATGCACCCAGCCTGTCGCCCCTCAACGCCCGTCGGTCCCGATTCACCCTCCCGGTCGCCGGAGAAACAATCATCGAGCGTGTGGTGAACGGGTTGGTCGACATCGGCGTCGAGCGGGTCGCCATCGTGACCGATGAAGACTCTATTCGGACGGTCTTCGGCGCGGAGCGTGGGGTCGACCGACTCGGGTTGGAAGACGTCGAGCTGTGTTTCATCCCACACTACTACGGCGAGACAGCGTCGAAGACACGAGGACTGGCCGAAGATACGGGGTTCCTGTGGGTTCGTGGCGACACGCTCTATGACTGGGAGTCCCTCGCGGAGCTCGCCGAGCACGACTCGGCGCTCGGGTACGTCCCCCATCCACACACGGCGACCCACGGAAAGATTCAGATCAACGGTGATGACCTGCGAGCGACGCCCGGGGAGTACACGCACTCGGGCGCACACCTGGCCTACGCGTACAAGTTCCCACCCCGAGCCCACGAATGGGACTACGGAATCGATCCCATGACAGAGGAACTCGCCACACAGACCGACTCGGAGAGCGTCGCCATCCGGTGGACGCCCATCGAGAACCCTGCTGACTACTTGGCGGCGAACCTCGAGCGAGCCGCTGCTGGTGGCATCGATGTGGAGGTTGACGGAGCGGCAACCGTGATCGGGCCATGTGTCGCCGGCGAGGACGTCACGGTCGGGCCCGGCGCAGTGATAGAGTCGTCGGTCCTCATGGACGGGGCGACAGTTGGAGCCGGGTCGTACGTCGGTCACTCGGTGGTCGGCGAGGGAGTGACGATCGAGCAGAACGTGACGACGAACACACGGTCGGCCAGCTGTGAGACTGTGGTCGCCGAGTTTGGTGACGAGCGTGTGGACACGGGACGAACAGAGTTCGGCGCAATCTTCGGCCCAGGGTCGACAGCCCAGGCCGGGTCGACCGTCCTCCGAGGGACCACCGTCGAGACGGGGCTCACACTCGAACCAGGGTCCGTCAACTGAGGGCACAACATGCGTGTTCTCATCTTCACGCTCGCCTACCGGAACGAGTACGCCCTCTCGAGTGGGACCATCTCGGATGCTGTGAGCTGGGCGCAATACTGGACCGATCGTGACCCGACGCTACACGTGTATCTGGTGGTGCCCGACAGGGACGACGTCGCCTGGGACACGGAGTTCCTCGTCGACGCCGCGTCGGGGGACTACCCACAGATCACGATCATTGAAGCCCGGCGACCGGAGGATACACTCGGGATTCGAGGTTTCAGTGACGACGAGCTCGCGGCGGTTGAGACCGAGTGGGATGAACACGGTGGATACTTCGACGTAGTCATCGACCAGCGCCGCAAGGGACGAGATCGGCTTGTTCAGTTCCTGACGACACTGATGCAAACGAAGCGGTGTCAGAAACGACCGTTCAGAGTGGTCGACTACGTTCACGACGTGTACGCTCCCTATATGTTCGGCTACAACCAGGACTTCCCGTTCGAGCTCCACGGCCGACAGGAGTTCTACGGCATGACCTACTCGGACCGCATCTGGTTCTCTGCGGAGAGCAACGAACGGGACGTAGCGAAGTATGGGTCTCGACACCTCCCACAGGCGACGGTCAAGGATATCTTCGACCGGAGTCGAATCGTCCACACGCCACTCGACATCTCGATGTCGGACGCACAGTTCAGCGCCTCACCACGCTACCTGCACATCGCCGGCGACGCAGGTGTAGAGAAACGAAACCCGGACGTCGTCCTCGAGGTCTCGAACTTCCTGTACGGACGGTTCGATATCGAGACGATACTGACGACGCGGAAGTCGGAACTCCCGCCGATCTTCAAAGACGTCGACCACATCCACGTACACAAGTCGTGTCCGTACGAGACCTACCGTCGACAGATTGGCCGGGGAGACATCGTCCTGTGCGTCTCCAAAAACGACACGGAGGCAAGGACGATGTTCGAGCAGGCCGCCGGCGGTCAGGTACTCCTGTGCTGGAATCGACCGTGGCTATACGACCAGCTCCCGACGGACTACGCGCTGACCATCGATCACAAAGACGATATGAAGAAACTGGCGTACTGGGCGGTCTCGAACTGGGATGAGGCGGTCGCAGAGACCAAGCGTGGGATGGAGGTTGTCGAGACGCGACGCGGGAAGGAGAACGTTGGGAACCGAACCTACGACGACATGCGTATGCTCGTCGACGAGAAACTGGCTGAGTTTTCCCTCGATGGGTACGTCGGGACGGAGATCGTCGAGAAGGCGGCTGATTCGATCAGCGAGGGAGAGTTCACGATCGAGACGCTCAACGATAGAACTCAGTATTTCACCGATTCGGGAGCGACGCTGCTGGACATCTACTTTGAGTCGCGAATGAACCTGGTGGATGCCCTCCGGCGGCTGGGGTACGTCGACACGGGAGAGCGAACACCTCGCTTCCGAAAGGCTGGAAAACAGGTATGACCACAAGATTGCGAAGGGAGTAGCAGTGTACGTCGAAGACCTCTCCGCTGGCTACTGGATGGCCACCCTTGCCGTCGAACAGTGGGACCAGGACTACGGCGCGATGGACTACCTCGACCACGGAACGCTGTCCGATTTCGTCTACGGGCGAGACGATCACCCACTGGTCGTCAGGGAGGAACGGCATCAGGCGACATACATCCCGGTCTACCCGGAAAGTTCGATCCCACGAGACACGCTATTTGTCCCCGGCGACACGGATGACCCCGCATGGGATCGGGAATGTGTACTTATCGCAAAGGCGACACATGCGGTAAAACTACTTCAGTTCTTGAGCGAGGACCCCCTCTAAACCCCCGTACGTACATATGTACGCGCCCATATGTACGTGCAGAAGGGTAGAGGTTCTGAAAGACATTAGGTAGGGAATCTTTCATGGTGACCCCCGGCGACCCCCTTTCCAGACCCCAACCCCCACCCTGTAGGCCCTGTAAACGCCTCTCCGGGCACTTCGGACCCGATTAGTTTCAAATCGACACTCTCAGACTCTCTATACGTGGTATACGGCATAGCTGAGCGACATTCCAGTCCTTCAGAACAGTTTCCTCTCCGCTAACCTCTCATGTCCGATAGCGCGTCATAATATTCCTGACACCCCCACGCTCTCGATGCCACCAGCAGCGGTTTCGACGATTCATGAAAGGCACGTAGAAACGGTTTAGGTGGAATCGATAGACTGGTCTTCATTAAACTAATGAATGAGTCTCGATAGAACAGAAATCTTTAATATCATATCCCACATATTTCTACTTACCCACAGCTACCCAGTGGGACGCACTCCAGGAGTGCGTGGAACGGAGACATACATGAGAAAATTGCGACAGAAGTGGGGGCAATGAAAATCAAACTAATCGCAGGCACGCCACACCCCGAACGACTGGTGTGTCTCGCAGCACGAAATGACTACCGCGCTGAGGGCGTCATCGACCACTCGTTCGCCGAGATCATGGACGGCGTGAAGGTGGACGACGACGTCGTCGACGAGCTCCGCATTGAGTGGTTCGACGACGATGATATCGCACGGGACGACCCGTGGGATGCGATGCCCGCAGCGTTTAGAACCGAAGCAGAACAACGCTCCCTCCTCAAGCATACCATGAACGAGGGGCACTGGGGCGTGTTCGAACACCCGCAGGCGACGCTCGCGCTTGAGGGCATCACCCGAACAGCGATGGCGCAGATCACGCGCCACCGACACTTCACGTTCGACATCATGTCCCTCCGGTACGTGACACTCGACTTCGACTCGGTCGAGGAGATGAAGGAGCGATTCGCCGAACCTGATGAGATCACGGCTGAGGAGGCTGTGAGTCGACACGGCGTGAAGACCATCGACATGGACCCCGAGGAGCGCGAGGAGCTCTGGTGGGAGACGATCGCCCACACCGCCCACACCTACAACACACTCGTGGAAGCTGGCGTTCCCCAGGAGGAGGCGCGGAAGGTCCTCGGGATGGGCACGAAGGTCAACATCATGATGTCCGGCAACGCCCGGGCCTGGATGCATCTGTTAAATATCAGAGGGAAGGCGAACGTCCAGGGTGAAGCCCGAGACATCGCCGACGGCGTGATGGGCGAGATGAAGGAGTGGATGCCCTACGTATTCACTCGCTACGACGACATGCTCCCGCTGAGGCTGAACCCATGAACCCCGAGGAAGCGCAGCAGCAAGTTCGAGACGAGTTCGCACTCGTTGCCGACCTGATGCCCACGTCTGGCGTCGATCCAGACGAGATGCGGGATATGGTCGACAACGTGATCGAACGATACAACGCATATCTCGGCGACGAGATCGAAAACATCTACGAGACCAATGAGTAACGCAACCGACGCAGACGCGACGATAGACAGTAGAGATGACATCCCGGATCGTGACGAGCTCGTCGAGCTTCGACGAGACCGTGGCCTCACGAACGGCGACATCGCGGAGAACCACATCACGGAGTTCAGTGCCCGACAGATAGGGATCTTCGCCTCGATGTACGGTATCGAGAAGGGCTGGAAGGACGCCGAGTACCTCCAGGAACAGATCGATAGAGGGGTGACCCCCGAGGACCTGGCCGAGCAGTGGCCAATCAACGCTGACACCGTCCGGGGCTGGATGAGCGAACACGGCATCGAGGAGAACCCGATCCCTGACGCCTACGCTGACGCGGTTGAGGCGCTGGAACACCTCGCGGAGGTCGTTGACGACGACGATCTGGCGACCGAGTACGAGGAGTTCGCGAACGAGCTCGCCGACGACGAGGGTAGACTGTTCGCATGAACATGTGTGACGCCGACGACGTGGTCGAGATGGTCGGGGACACCAAGAGGGTACTCATCGACCGGATGACCGAGACGGAGGACATCATCGAATATAGAGAGCTCAACCAGGCGAGACAGGCGCTCGACGATCTCGAGTCCCTGTACAATGCGGGGACAGAAAGCGATCTCGTGAAGCAAATCTTCGAGGAAGAAACAGGGCTCGATCCAGACGACTTCGACGGACCGTGGGATGAGCGGTTGAACGGTGTGATCGAGGCATGAGCACCGAGCGGTACGAAGCGGAGGCGGTTGGTGAGCCGAACATCCTGGAGGAAGCCAACGACACGGTCGGCCAACGAGCCGATGAGTACGGGCCGCCAACGGAGAACTTCCGGTGTATCGCCGACATGTGGTCTGGCTACCTCGGCATCGAAGTCACGCCCTACGACTACGCGATGCTGATGCAACTCGCCAAGATCGGGCGGACGAAGACGGGTGGCCCCGACCGGGATACGCACGTCGACATCCCGGGATACGCACTCACAGCCGATCTCGTCAACCAGGACGGGTCGGAGCCAGGGCCGTACCTCGGATAACGCTCCTAACTACTCTTAGGGATTAGCGGAGCAATCCATAGTTTTGCAGCAAACCTACCCAGAAGTTGTCAGAAGCGGCGTGTAAGATACCCGCGCGTATCTCGCATACTATCTTCAGACATCCGGGAAATTTATCGGGGGTTAAATCTTATTTAACCAATATAATGGTAGAAGCACACTATTTTTTCTCAACCCTTGCGCAGGCAAGTGCTGCAATCGTCGGTTTCGTTATTGCGGTCGCCGCCGCCCTCTACTCGCTGGAACGACAGCGAGTTGAGCGCCGAACAGACGAATATCGGGATGCTCTAACCGAGTTTAGGAATCGATACGGATTCGCCCTGGTGACGTTAGATAGGATGCTGGAGGGAGAGGGAGGTGAAACAACGTATCAGATGACCGATGATCTCTCACTGGATAACGATGAGTTGGAGGAGATCGTGCGCGAGGAATACGAAGAAAAGCCGGTCACATCGTTGTACTTGGCGCACGTACGCAGAATCCTTGGAATATTCAATCGAATCGGGCCAGAGAACGACTACGTCCTCACCCCTGACGAGTTAGAAGCTCTTCGAAAGAGTGTCTACTGGATGTATATCCAATTCTACAATATTGGGGATGAACCCAACTCCGCGATTAAGGAGTTTGTAAAAGAAATGACGGGAAAATATTACTCTGAGTACGATGATTCGGCGGATATCACATTATTCGGGGGTGAAATCGAAACCAAAGGTTTCAGTCCGGGCCAGTTTCAGCAGTGGTTCAAAGAGAGGAGGGCCGTTGAGTCCGAAATACTCAGACCCGCTCCCGATGAGGACGATGTACTCGAGATTCGAGACGAATACATCACCGGAGATAATTTCGGGACCATAAAGATATTCTCAAAATACATTTGGGATGATTTTCATAAGGTGCTACGCGAGTCAGCGGGAACCGTGGTTCACTACGAACCCGGGATCCGGCCAGTCGTGAAAATTTCTACGTACTTGATTCTCGTAGGCGTGATCCTCCCAACGACGTTCCTGTTCAGTTCCCCGGTGACACTTCCGACGTGGTTGATTCTGACGATTCAGGTGTTGCTTCTTGTAGGGACGCTCATACTGGCTCTGAGCCTCGTTGAGTTTGTTCTCCTATCTGCGGAACCGACTAATCAAATGGGGGATGAAAAGAATCTAAGTAGGCTTTCGTCAACAGTTGTGAACCTACTCCCGCAACTTCCTGTCTAAACCCAATTTAGGAAATATGAGTCTCCGCTGGTCGACCTGGTAAATTCACAAGAGGTTTTATACTCATACCACGGAAACATACAAATCAAACTACCCTTACCCCCCAACCCGATATGTTTACTGACTCCATCACGTCCGAAACACTGACAATCGACGGCCCTGATACCACCGGGGAGATCAAACTCACACTCACCGAAGCCGGTGAAATAACCTCGTCAGTGACCGGTTACATTCCAGCACCAGAACCAGCCACTGACTCCCTCGCGCAACTCGCTGGAAACACCGCACCGCAATACCACGACTTCCACGGTGAAGCACTGGATGGAACCGGTGCCATGATCACTGGCGCCGTTACAGAAAGCGATTACACTGACTCATCCGACGGATCACTCACTGATATTCGCCCAGCATCCGCGACATTCAACTCTGCACCTGACACACCATTCGTAGACCAGTCCGTTACGATTAAATTCGATATGCTGAACTTCCGTGCACCGAAATACATTTTTCCACAACCTGACGACCTACCGCTCCTCACTCGTGATGGCCTCACCTTTCACTCGGACCGACTCTCCGATTTTGACGATCGCCTCAACCTGATCAAGGAATACCGTCGGTCACTCCGTACTGGAACAATCACGCTCACTCAAGCTGTGAATGGTCCGGTGGATAGGCAACTCAATAAAGCGCTTTCCTCGCTACGCCCCGTGACGTGGCTGCTTGCGTTCGTCCAGGGCGTGTACCCAGCACCGATTCGTGCCCGAATCACCGAGGTGGACGATGACAGCATTGCGTGGACATACGAGCGGTGGATGACAACATGGCGGAACGATATAGGGAATGCATTTACGGAGCGAATCGACTGGGCGAACGACGCCCGCGTGTTCTTAGATGACGCGTACGATCGATTCGATGACCGGGCCGATGATTATCGGTACCGCCGGTGCATCTCGTGGTATCTCGATGCGTTACTCGACCGGACGATAGATTGCCGCGTCGCGTCGATTGCAGCCGGAATTGAGATATTGGCTGAACGTTACGCTGCTTACAGCGATGGCCCAGTTGATAGTGACGGAGAAAGTGAATATGAGAATAGTCGTGTATTCCGCGTTAGTGAGGTGCTCCGCGACGTACTTGCTTGTCTCCGCAACGTAGCGGATGAGAATGAGTCCTTTGAGTCCAACCGTGAGAAGGACGATGATTCCAAGGGAAAGACAGCTGCACGGATCCAGCATCTCGTTCAAGAACTCAATGTGAATGTGGATGACCTCGTTGAGTTCAGCGAATCGTTCGACTCGAATCCAGGTGCGGTGGATGAGTACTTCTACGCGACGACACGAAATTTTGTGCTGCATAACGCTCGTGACGAACACCCCTTTGATTCAGTATTCACAGATTACGAGGCTTCGTTGACCTTGTTTCGTCGAATTTTGTTCAAGGAGTTAACTGGGTGTGTGGAGCATAACCGGTACACAGGACTCTCGGACTTAATGCCGACTGATCAGCGATTCGAATAACCTCTATACCTCTCACGGATTTCCAGAAAAGTACTAAATTTGCCAATTTCGCCAGTACTCAATTCGCACGCACACTGAGCACTCATTTCACTTTGAAGAACTCAAAATCAATCCATTGTGAAGAGTTGTATGACACTCTCTCTAATTAGAAAGTATGAGAACTTATTATAGTCCATAAGACACCCATATAACGTACTTGGTTAGTGATTAGCGGAATAGTCACATTACAAACTATCGTTGAGAGACATCAAGAGTGGTCAAGTGATGCGTTTTTTAATGGTAAGAAATGAAACTTATCAGTTTTAGAAAACTATTTACCCCTCCCTTGCCTACTTATAGTTACCCTCTATGCCGACCCAATTAGCCGTTGAACAGGACAGTCGGAACCACTGGGCGCTCCTGTGTCTCGCTCTCTATCAGGACGAATACACAAACGGTGCGACGACACGAGAGCTGTACGAGTTGGCCGACGGGGTGTTCGGAAACGCCCAGGGTGTCTCCGGAGCGTGTTGTAACTTATTCAACGAGCGTCGGTTGATCGAGCGAGAAGACGACCCGAGTCACCCGCGAGCATATCGCTACTATCTGAACGAGAGCGGGTGGTCGATGCTCAAGCACATCGGGAGCCCCACCCGGACGCCCGATGGGGGCCGCGTTGGCACGGTCGACCTTCCGGACAAGCCGCCGTGTGTGAAAGCGCCGAGTGAGTACAAGCAGGTCGAGATTACTGACGATGTGGATGAGGCCGGGCACGATCCTGGTCCGTTTGAGTCGGCGAAGTCGCGACGTCGGTACTTCGCTGAGCAGAACGAGAAAGAGTATCTCGACTGGCTGGAGAACGAGTGGGCTCCGTCGAACCCTGTCTCGGAGGACGAGACCGACCGAGCGACGACGGGTATGGACGAGTTCATCGAACTGAACCGGCGTGCCGATGCAGAGGGCGAGATTCGATTCGAGGGCCACGAGGAGATGATGGAGCAGGTGTTCGGCGACGAAGGCGACGAGCCGGTCGAGACGGTCGATATCTCACCCGACTGGGACTGGCTCGGAACGCAGCTCGTCAAACTCGGCTTCGTCGGCCTCGCACGGGATGCGTTCGAGGCGAAGCTCTCGCCGAACATCGTCTTCAACGACATCCTCGACACGATCCACGAACACGCGTCGGACCCGGACGTCGACCTGGACCTGGAGACCGGCGCCGGCGGTGCAACCACCGTCGAAGCACCGGCCGATCCCGAGCAAGTGTCTCGGTTCAAGAAGGCACTCGGTGTCGACGATGCCGACTCCGGACACGCAGTCGCCTGACGCACCCCCGATGCCACCAGCAACCCGTTTGGAGCACGGCGGTTCGACTCCGCCGGCGGGCCTGCGCTCCCCACCAGCGCGATAGAAATCGTGGGACGGAGTACAAGAAATGACCGCAGATACCCAGTCTACCAGCACCGGGTCTACAGAGGACCGGGAGCTGATGAGAGTGGATGTGCTCGCTGAGGACGGGCACCTCCACGAGTTTCGAAACGTCGTCGACGCGCACGAGCGTGGCGACGGGGTCCAAGTAACGTATCTCGATGACGATGAGGAAATCGTCGAGAACGTCGGCGAGATGGGCGGGCGCATCGTGTGCGCACTCATACCGGCCAGGTACGGGGAGCGGCGCGATGATTGACCCGGTCTACCTGGTGGTCCTCGACGGCGAGTGTGAGGTGTTCGAGGACGGGTATGGGTTCCAGACCGCCCACCGCGTCGCTGTGACAGACTATTACGGCGACTTCCAGTTCCCGAACGCTGAGGTACACCTCCCGGCCATCAAAGGACACGGGGCCAACGGGAAGGTCTACGTCAAAGAACAGGACATCAACTACATCGTCGACCTGTCGACCGACGAGTTCAGACCCGTCGATGGGGAGCGTGAGTGACGTGACTGACGACTTTGTCCCCGTCCGACGGGAGGACGCTGAGACGGCCGCAGACGAGCTCGAGTTGCTCGCCGAGTCCGTCCAGGATGAAGACCCCGCTGTAGAACGGAACGTGAGAGCGGGCCTGCTGGAGGCCGCAGAATCGATCAGGGTGTCACTCGCTGGTGACCACGACGGAAAGCTCAGCCACCCCGACCGTGAGACGTGTGTCAGAGAGGAAGTGTTCCTCGAAGAAGACCCGACTGACGAGTACCTGGATGAGGCCGGGTGGAACGTCGTCTACAACTGTCCACTGTGTGGTCGGCGCTACGAATACTTCTACGGGTTCGAGGGCATCTACGACACGGAGACGAAGCGGTACATCACGTCAGAGTCGTTCGACCCCTCGTGGGAGTGGGACGAAGAAGACGGGTACCACGATGGACAGTGTTTCTCGATCCCCGCCACCGACGACGCCCGGTACGAACGGGTGTACATCATGGACGGGCTGTACGACCCGCTCGATCACGAACAGATCTGGAGCGTCTGATGGCGGTTACGACACAGTATCCCGGGAGCCTCCCGGACTGGTACCACCAGCACGACTACGCGGCGGTCGAAGACCGACTTGCTGCTGTACGAAAGGTGACCCTCGGCGGCGATATCGAGCAGGCGGCCGAAAACCTGCGACGGGCGTACTACTTCGCAGTCCTGTCGATTCGGACGGTCAAAGACATCCACGAACACGCGTTCGAGCTGTGGATGGACGGCACCGCACTTGAGGACGCGGTGCGTATCACCGGAGTCAACTTCTACAAGAACAAGCTCAGCTGGATTCGAGAGACCGAAACGTCGGTCCACTGGGAAGGACTCGTCAGCAGTGTTCGTGACCACGTCGACGACGACGAGCTCGGGTCACTGATGGACCTGAACGAACGCTTGTGTGGCGTCCACTACGCGAAGTGGGGGTTCACACTCGCCCTCGCCGGCGTCTGGGAAGTGATCTGCATCGACAGTAACGTCAAGAACCACTACGGCATCGGCGGACGGCTCGACTTGCGGTCGAAAGGGGGCATCGATACCTACCGGGAGATGATAGACCGCGTGGTACAGGACGTTCCGGCGGATGTCCCACCGTTCGTCGCCCAGTGGGTTGTCTACGACTACCAGCGAGGTGAGCACGCCACACACGACCCGTACTTCGCGGCGGCGTACCCGTTCGTCGAGAGGGCATAGATGGACGTCGCCGAGATCTACGAGCAAGAGATCAACGCCCGGGAAGACATCATCGAGGCGTGTCCTATCGACATCTACGTCGCGTCGATCAACCCGTACTGGGCCTACCCGAATAAGCTGATGGCGTACTACGAGACGCGGCCTGGCGTTCGTGACTCGTGCCGCCAGGTGATCGTCGACTCCGGGAAGACACGTATCGGCAACATGAGCGAGATCATCGACGCGGCCATCGACATGGACGCCGACCAGGTGATCCCGCCAGACCCGACACCGTACACAGACGGATACGACGATCTCACGCCCCACGGTCACGCCGAGGAGCAGGCACAGCACTACTGGGAGTGGTATCGAGAAGACGTCGACGGGAAGCTTCTGCTCCCGATTCACCCGCCGTATCAGCGATTTATCGAGGAGCTCGGTCGGTGGGACCCGGGACACATCCTCGGCTACGAAGACGACCCGTACTTCGACTACCCGAGTACGCCCGACGCTGAAGAACGCTACCTCGCCGGCGTCGAGCACTATTCGCTCACGTACGACCTGGTCGGTGCCGCCGATGGCGTGGCGGTCGGTGGCCTCCTGGGCCTCGACGTCTTCGAGCAGATCACGGCCCTCAAGCAAGTGCGCAAGGCGGTCGGCCCGTACAAGCACGTCCACGCACTGTCACCGACACCTCGGCCCGAGATGTTGCTGTTCCTCCGACGCAACCCCGGTGTTATCGACTCGCTGGACCTGTCGACACCGGAGACGGCACCGGCCGGGAACAAACTCCCCGACCTGCGGTTCTACCCGCAGATGAAGTACCTGTTCCCACCAGCACACGCGAACATCAGCCCCGTCAGGGGCGCGGCGTCGACGATGATCGCGCTGATGCTCAACTTCTGGTTGAGCGAGTGGGTCAAAGAGGAGGAACTGCTCGACATGCTCGAGGAGCACTACGACTGGGTCGAGCGCGAGCCCACCGCACAGACCGGCCTGGAGGCGTTCGGGCATGGCGACTAACCTCGTCGATAGCGGGCACAGACCCACCCCGGAACGGGAGACGTTCAGACACGTCTGGGCCGGCGAATCCGGGCCGTGGGTCGTTCTCGAACGCATCAAAGGGACGCGAACGGATAGCGGTGAGATCGTCGCCGAGTGTGACGACTACCTGAACGCCCTCGCGTACACCGTCGACAACGAGACTGAGGACTGGGTGACTACGGAGATTGCGGGCCAGTGCTGCAACTGTGACCAGTTGGTTGTCGTCGACGAGCTCGCAGAAGAACCACTGTGTCCACACTGTGACGACGTGCTGTGGCTGGCCACCGAGCAGCGGAAACTCGCCGAGTTCGCGCGGGAGCGACTCTCGTTCGACATGTACTGGGGCGTTGCGTCCGGCGCACAGCGGAAAGCGATTCGCGTTCTCGCGCACGGCTTCGACCATCGCGAGCCCGACGATCTCAACATCATGCTGAACTACGCGACGCAGAACAATCAGGTCCTGACCGAGAAGGGGCTTGAGCTCGCGACAAACGTCGACACGTTGTTCATCGACTCAGGGGGCTACTCGTTTTTCGAGCGTGAGGGTGGGTACGATACGTCGGATTATGAGTATCTCAGGTACATTGCTCGAGTCCAGCCAGACTACTTCGCGCTGAGGGATTACCCATGCGAGCCCGATATCCTGGATGCACGCGACACGACCATTCGATGCCACCAGCAGCGGACGACAGAGAAAGCCCAGATCCTGCTCGATATGCTCGATGACTTTTCGATCACGGCCACACCCGTCGCGGTCGTCCAGGGGTGGGCGCCCGATGATTACCGGTCACACCTCCGTCAACTCAACCGTGCGGGTGTCCTCGACCAGGTAGAGCACATAGGCATCGGAACCCTCTGTGGTCGGGAAGACGTCGCCCAGATCGCGACGATCATCGAGACGGTCAGAAAGAGTGTCGGCCCGGACTTCAAGATACACGGGTTCGGGGTGAAACGAGAGGCGTTGGAACGACCGGACGTCGTCGAGGCACTCGATTCGGCGGACACGCTGGCGTACAGCATGAAACCGATGTACGATTCCATCGCTACTGGTGGCATCCTCTCGAACACTTGGAAACACGAAGCCTGGGGGTTCTTGGACTACTACGCCACGGTCCACGAGTCACTCAGGATGATCGAGCACGGAGAAGCCGACGAGGATGTTGTCGCCCAACAGACCCTAACGTCATATGGAGACTGAAAGGAATAGAGTTGCCAAGCTACTGTCTTGCGATTTCAATAGGTAAGAAAACAGAAACTTATTTTACCTACTACTGCATACTATAGATTACCCACCCGGCACCAGGCCAGGTGGTGTGGAACGGAGTTACTAATGGAAGACGAAGGACCAGATACGCACGATGTGCCCGGACACGACCGGGCCACCGGTATCGACGATCCCGTACCCGACAGCGAGTACGGCGATCAGGACTACCGACCAGAGGACGAGGTCGACCCCGCCGAGAACGACGACGGCTACACGATGGAGGACGAGTACGCTGTCGACGATGTCGACGGATACGGTTCGGCACAGCACTACGGAACATACTGTGCAGACGGATTTGCGCAGGCGGCTGAGCAAGCACAGGCCGAACACCCGGCCCTGGACCTGGGATTCGTCCACGTCACCCACCTGGAGACTGGGGAGACACAGCACGTCGAGGTGCACACTGGGGGCGATGACGTCCCCGACGATCTCGTGGTCGAGCTCGAGGGAGACATCGGAACGCTCCAGCCAGAGGTCGACGACGAGGAGATGGAACGTGTCAACAACTCGCTCGAGGACTGGATCGCGTCGCTGGAGCTGAACGCGTTCCTCGACACGTACGACTACATGTGGGCCGAGTACCCCGTCGGTGACACTGACGAGGTCGTCTACGTCGTCCCCGACGCTGAGCGGTCGTTCACGACGAAGGAGGAACTCGCGTACTTCATCCACGAGTTCGAGCAGTACCCGAAGCAGGTGGCTGTCACGGCCACCGTGGACGTTCGATTCGACCTGATGCTCGCATCGCCAATGCGAGACTCTGAGGAGGTCGCAACGAATCAGCTCGTCGACGCGGTTGAGTCGGTCGGACTGACCGTCGACAACGCGACCATCGTCGACGTGGCGGACGTGCCCGAGTACCCGGAGAGCGAGCAGGCCGATCCAGTGGACCCGATCCCGGACATCGGAGACACCGTTCGGTTCGTCCTCCCGGAGGAAGATGGCGAGTTCGACGGCGTCGTCAGGAACGTTAGGGGGTTCGACGGGAGTGTCGAAATCGAAGTGCAGACCCCACCGGACAATAACCAGACCTACGTGTCACCAGAGCAGATCACGGCCGTCCAGCCCGCTGAGGACGCCGACACGCCGGACCACGAGGTGTTCAACTGATGGGTCTGTTATCCAAAGTTCGACGCATGGTGTCGCGGTCTTCAGACCCTGACCCCTCCCCCGTGGAGGCTGACAACGAGGCTCTGGAGCCTGTGACACGCGACGTGCATATCTACCCGGACATCGACGACGTTATCGAGTTCGGTGGGCGTCGTGGTCGTGTCATTCGGTACGAGAACGGGACGGCCGTGATCGTCAAACTCGAGGAACAGCCGGCTCTTACGCCTGTCAACGTCGAACAGATCGACTGTATCGTTGCTGGTGGAAGTCCGCGCCTCCCCGACCACGACGTGTTCGGCACAGAAACGCCGGACCACCCCGTCTTCGACGCAGACGAGGACCTCCCGGACCACGAGGTATTCGCATGAGCGATGACGAGGAGAGTCTGTTCGAGGTGACGGTCACTGTCTCGTACACGGAGACGTTCGACCTGGAACGCGCTTCAAAAGAGGAAGCCCGAGAGACGGGCGTGTTCTACGTACAAGACGACATCAGTCAGGGCGTCATCGACATCGATGCCTTCGACATCAACGCGACCGCCACGGAGGTCGTTGAATGACCGGGACGATCAGGAACATCGGTCGAGAGCCTATCGGGGAGTGGGAGTTTATCGTCGGCTTCGGTCACGCCGTCTACGGCGCGGTCACGCCCGATGGAGACATCATCGCGTTCATCGGCTGGTGGCAATCGAGCTACGCCACTCGGACACAGATGGCGATCATCCGGGCGCTTGCAGACGATGAGTACCGCGGGCGACCCAGCTTCCGTGACGACCACGTTGTCGTCACCACGCAGTCGAGCCAGGTCCCCGACGTCCTCCCACCGTCGCTGTACGAGTACGCGAACGACCGCGCGGCCGCCGCCCACGGGGTGGCGGTATGACTGTCGTCGACGTCGTCATCTCGTTCGCTACCTCGGCGAAAGTCGAGATCGGCGACTACGACCGAGAAACCGCCTTCGGCGACGACTTCCCATGGAAAGAGTTCGACGATGCGCTGGTCGAGTATCTCGACTCACTCCCCGAGGAGGAACTGCGCGAGCTCTATCGCGAGCCCGAGGCGATCGCCATGGACGACCCAATCTTCGGCGGTTTCGGCGACGCAGAGGCTGATGTCGAGATGGAGGTCGAGTGATGTCCGGCGTGGAGTTCAGCGGCGAGCCAGACCGTGTGGTCGACGGGTCCGACCAGGACGAAACGGTCGATCACGTCCCGGACAACATGGCTGCTCACTTCGCGAGTGCCTACGAGAAAGGCGCGCTCGCGAGGCGACGCGGCGAAGACCGGTCGGAGAACCCGTACGTCGCACGGTACAACCCGGACTCAGCAATGGGCGGTGAGTGGGGCCACGTCTGGTCCAACGCATGGCGCCTTGGCTGGGAGAACGAACAGCGAGACGAAGACGGAGAGCGCCTACTGAACTACCGAAAGGCGTGGAAGATGGGGCGCTGAGACGATGGCGACCGTAGACGATACGACCCAGGGTACACTCTCCCGGATTCCACCAGAAGCGCGGTGTGTGAACTTCGCCGACTGTGGGAACGAAACGCCCGGTGGCGAGGAGGCTGGCAACATGATGTGTGACGACTGTCTCGACGAGGCGCGAGCTGCTGGCGCTGGACACGACCTGGGCGTCGACGAAGACGACGAATAGAACGTAGACTAACCCGAATGAACCGAACTGAACTGAAGGAATCAGCCATGCCGTAACACGACAGGCGAATCGAATAGAAGTGACGTAGCAAGGACGAGAGATAGATGGCACAGCATACACGGCCATACCCGTACGCAGAATCGCTCCGGAACACGCAGCTGATGGACCTCTACGAGACAGGTCCACGGTTCTCCGACGAGCTCCCGAACGGCACTCGGTTCACCCCGAGGGCACGACCCTACGTCGGGTCGATCGCCCCAACGTGGGGGACGGGGAACGCGATCTGGTTCCTCTGGGGAGACGAACGGCAAGCAGTTCGCCGATTCGTTAAGACCTACGAGGATGAAGTACGGGATGCAATGAACAGTAAGAACAGCGCGCTCTGTGCTCGACTGGACGACACCATCTGGCGGATGCTCTGCGAGGAGTTCTACTGGGGAGTCGCCACCGACGAGGAGCAGAGAGAAATAGCAACACGACAGAGACGAGTCCGTTCGAAGGCGGCACAGGACGAGATCGACGCGGAGGCAACGGATGTCTGAAGACGAGTCGGATACCGTCGGCCTGGATGGGCTGGATGTAGAGGACAGTCTACTCGACCCAGACAATGAGACCGTATACTTCGAGCGCCGACAAGACGCCGACAAAGAGTTTCCTGACACGTATCGGCACGCACAGATCATGGAGCTCTCGACGGGAGAGACGCTGGCTATCGAGCTTACGCTCCGCCAACTCCAGGGATGGGCCGATACACTCGGTGCGAAGCTCTCGGAGGTACGCCGACGGGTCGGTGAGGACCTCGCGGACGTCGACGAGGTGTACGTCCTCTATCGGACGAGAGATGGCGTCAGGGCTGAGACGCGCGGCGTCGCGTTCACGTTCCGCGCCGCCAAGGAAGCACAATTGGACATGCGAAACGAGCTCGACGAACCGTGGTGTGAGGAGATAGAAATCGACACAGTCCCGTTTTTCACGGGCTGAGTCAAGCCACACCACCGCCTCACGCCGGTTCTCACGAGTTTCCCGATACGTGCCCTACTTGTACCCCATAGTAGCGGGAGGAAATGGCTTCTCGATGAACTACCAAGCCCTAAATGATATGAAAAGTTATAATTACAAATACCGATCAAACCGTTTAACTGACGTGACGGTAAATATTAAGGAATGACGCTGATTGCGGAGTTTGAGGTATCCACCCCACTCCTCCAAGAGACGCGTCGTCTCGCGCCTGACGTGGTCCTGGAGCTGGACAGTCTCTATGCAACGCGAGATTGCCGAGTGAAGATGATCATCTGGGTAGTGGGTCGGGATCACGAACAGTTCGTCGACAACCTGGAGAGAGACAGTACGGTCGCAGAGATGGAGGTTCTGGCCGATATCAACGGAGACGATCGGTGCTTGTGCGTAGTTCTGCTCACCGAGGATGCGTCTGATCTATCCTCGTACTGGCAAGTCATGGAGGCCGACATCGCGTGGCTCCGCGTAACAGTCAGTGGCGAGACAGGAACGTGGCTGATACGCATTCACGACCGCGAGCGACTGGCTAAGTTCGTCCAGGGGGTCAAGACCGAGACAGGAGAGTCGATCAGGCTCACCAGTCTCTACGACGAGGATGGGGACCAGATAGACGAAGTCAGTCGGTCAGGTCTTTCAGGGCCACAGCTGGAGGCGTTGACTATCGCATACGACATGGGGTATTTCGACAACCCGAGACAGACGACGCTGGGTGAGATCGGCGAACGGATTGGCATCTCATCCGGTGCTGTGAGCGGGCGAATCAGGCGCGGTGTCAAGACGGCTGTTGGGGACCTGGTCCACCCGAACGGAGGGCATGAGTAACCCGCACGTAGATATAAAACATGGATGGGAACGTGTAATCGATTATATGAGTAACGGGCGTCTGGATGGATGCCATCCGGCACCGGTTGTTGACGACGACTGGATAGAAACATTTTCTATATGTAATAGTTTATCATCCGCCATAAAATAGGGGTTATAGAGCATCTAAACCTCGAAGATAACTATTTTGTCGATATAAGAATTACTACATATAGCAACATTTATCATGGTATACCGGTAAGATAAGAGTACCCCTCCGAAAGGGGTCGCCCCAATGCGGGGCGCAGCTACCCAACCTCCCCAGATGTCGACAGCCCCAACCGTCCGATCAGACGAGATCGGCGCAGAGACGAACACACTCGTCCGTGTCGCTATCGCGAATGGCGACCATGACTACGTTGTCGTCCAGTTCGAGACGGACCACAAACCCGCGACGCACTCAGAGCTACAGGAGCGAGTGCGGGTGATGTGGAACGAGCTCCCTGTCCGAGAGTTTCGGACACTTGCTGGCCGAATCGTTGCCGACTGGCCAGGAGCTGTCAAGGGTATCTGTGGCGGTGTCCTTCGACACGACCCAGCCAACGAGACGTGGCATTGTGAACACTGCAACGTCTATCTCCCGCCAGGGGTGTGGGCCGGCCACGTCGAAGGGTGTTATCGGTCACAGTGGTAAGAATCCATGACGACAGAACCAACGGACGTGCTGGAGGAACAGAAAGCGACTTTCGAGGCGAAGAACCAGGACTACTCGGACACGTGGATCGTGTCGGGTATCGCCCTCTCCTCACTTCACGACGAGCCCGTGGTGCTCGAATCGGACGTCGACCACATCGTGAACGGAAACGTTCACCGCCTCCTCGACAAAGTGCTGCGCGGCTACAGCGCGACGATCATCAACGACGACGTCAACTTCGAAGCGGCGGTTGACTCGTTCCGCGATGCCGCGACCTACGCGGCCATGCTCGCGTCAGTGCTCGAGGGGGAACCAACGGAACGACTCCACACCGCGTACAACAACGCACTCGCTGACGGCCTCGCCGAAGGAGACATCGACGTGCTGATTTCGGCCCACGAGAGCAACGCTCCGACTGGCATCGGCTACGACCCGGAGGCACAGCGATGAGCTGGGACACCGAGTTCGACGACCGCTACCAGGAGATGGCCTGGGTCGTCGCAGACGGGTGGGAGATGCGCCCGGAGTACAGCAGCGACCGCGACTACAACGCACAACTCGACGAGGTGCGAGAAGAAGTCCTCGAGCTCTCGCGAGCGATCCGCGGCGAAGGGCGCGACGACCCGTCCATCATCGGCGAAGAACTCGCTGACTGTCTGATCACACTGCACATCCTGGCGGTGCAGTTAGATGTCAACCCTTGGCCATACTACCACGCCAAGCAGGAGTACAACATGAACAAGACGGGGACGAGAGCGGCTGACGGCAAAGTCATCGACGACGCCTGAAACCGCTATACACGGCAACGTATACACTTATAACCGTCCAACGGCTATTACTTAATTACCCACTCCTGGAACGGAGTGTATCAGCATTAAGTAATATGAGCCAATCAGATAGTAGTGTGCATCTCCCGAAGAAACGGACTGACGGAGAGACACTCGAAGATCGACTGACAGAAAACGCGTATCAGCGGATTATTCCGCAGCGATACCTCAAGAAAGACGAGAACGGCGTCCCAACGGAGGAACCCGAGGACCTGTTCGAACGTGTCGCGAAGAACATCGCTGTCGCCGAGGCGGTATACACCGACGAAGATGTCGTGATCCGGCCGGAGCACATCAAGCCCGACCACCCGCGTCGCGATGATCTAATCGACGAAGTGTTCTTCACGCCCAAAACGCCGACTCGAAATGACCCTGACCCCGAGACGCTCGCTGACGAAGTCGAACTGACCGAGGAGAACGCCAAGTGGGTCGACTACGATGCAATCATCGACGATCTCCCGGATGCCACCAGGAACGTCGTCGAGGACCAAAAAGAACAGTTCCAGGACCGGATGGAATACCTGGACTTCGTCCCCAACAGCCCGTGTCTCGCCAACGCCGGCGACGAGCTCCAGCAACTCAGCGCCTGCTTCGTCATGTCCCCGCAAGACGACATCGCGGACATCCACGACACGATTCGTGATGCTGCGCTGACGTTTCAGTCGGGAGGCGGCGTTGGATATGCGTTCAGCTACCTCCGACCCTACGGCGATACGGTCGGGTCGACTGGCGGCATCGCGTCGGGGCCGCTCACGTTCATGCGCACCTACGACCAGATGTGCCGTACGATCGCCCAGGGCGGGATGCGCCGGGGGGCACAGATGGGCGTCATGCGCGTGACCCACCCGGACGTCATCTTCTTCATCCACTCGAAGAACAAGGACGTCTCGCTCGCGCAGGCCCTCCGCCTGAACGACCCGAAGGACTACGTGAACACGACCTACGGGGAAGCACTCGACGAAGCCCGAGAGATCCTCGACGAGTTCACCGATAACGAAGGGAGACTGGCCCCACACCTGCGGAACGCGGTCGAAGCGCAGCTCGCGAACTTCAACATCAGCGTGACGGTCACCGACGACTTCATGGAGGCCGTCCAGAACGACGAGCTCCACACGTTCATCAACCCGAGGACAGGACACCCACACATCGCGACCGAGGAGACCAAGGAGATGTACGAGTGGTTCGACCTGGGTGAGCACGTCACCGTGGGTGAACCACTGCGTGTCCCGGCTCGTGAGATCTGGGAAGACATCATCGAGGGTGCCCACGAGAACGGCGAGCCCGGCGTTTTGTTCATCGACACTGCTAACGTTGACCACTCGTTCCCGACGGAATCGACCCCGACTTGGAGAGACGACCCGTTCGAGATGAGCACCACGAACCCGTGCTGTGCGAAAGGGACGCTCGTCAACACGCCTGACGGCTACCGACGGGTCGAGGAGATCGAAGTTGGGGACGAGGTATCGACTGTCATCGGTTCGGAGACCGTCGACGAGGTCGAAGTACACGAGGATGTCCCGATCTACCGAGTCGAGTTCAGCGATGGTGGCTCGATGAAGGTCACGGGACAGCACCGTTTCCACGTCCTGAAAGACGACAAGGGCGTGGATGACATCCCGCTCGTCGACGTCGACATCGGTGACCACGTCCGGTTGGAACCGGCTTCGTTCAACGAAGTAGGAACGAACGACGAATACCGCCACCAGTTCCGCCGAGGGGTCCTCGTCGGTGACGGTTGTTACACCCAGGACACCCTCAAAGCCAACAACGTCGTCAAGATCTCGACCAGTGAGGACGACGCCGAGTACAACCGGCGGCTCAAAGCACTGTTCGAGGACGATGGATACGCGTTCAACGCCGACGAAAACAGTAGCGACGATAAGGCGCTTCGGCTGAATCTTCGTGACGGGTGGACAGTCGTCGAGGACCACGGCCTGACCCCGTCGTCGGCCCCGATGAAAACAGTCGATGTGACAGAGTTCTCGACCGAGCGAGAGGCGATGGGATTCCTCGATGGACTCCTCGGCGCAGACGGCAACGTCAACCTCTGGAGCACCCGTCCGCAGGTTCGGTACGACACGTCGTCGAAGGCCCTCGCGAAAGACGTTCGTGACCTGTGTCTCCAGCTCGGGATGCACGCTCGCATCTACGAGGTGACGGACCCCCAGCGTGGTGGTTCCATCAACGGCCGGAAGGTCAGCTCGAACCACCCGAAGTACACGGTCAACATCTCGGGAGCGTCAGCCAAGCGGTTCGCTGAGCTGTCGAACGTCGGTGACTACCACCCGGAGAAGGGAGAGCAGATGTTGGAACTCCGCACCTCGTTCATGAACACGGGAGACTCATGGAAGGCGGAAGTTGTCTCCATCGAGCCCTGTGGCGAGCCCGCAACGGTGTACGACCTGTACTGTTCTCGGTCGGACACGTGGGTCACGAGTGGCTACGTCCAGCGCGGTTGCGGCGAGCAGTGGCTCATGGAGAACGAGGCATGTAACCTGGGCCACATCAACCTCTCGACCCTGGTGGCCGAGGATGCCCCGGACTGGCGAGATATCGAGGCGGCGGCCGTAGAGGGCGGTGCTGAGCTTGACCTGGAGCACGCTGTGAGCGAGTTCCTGTGGCACAAAGCCATCGATGTGGAGGACCTCGACGCTCGCGTCGACGATGGTGTCCGGTTCCTCGACAACGTCGTGACCATGTCGGCGTTCCCGACCCCCGAGATCGAGCAAACGGTAAGCGAGAACCGAAAGATCGGGCTCGGGATCATGGGACTGGCCCAGATGTTCGTCCAACTCGGGACGAAGTACGGGTCGGACGTCTCGAACGAGATCACCCGCCAGCTGATGCGCCACATCAACCAGCGGTCGAAAGACGCGTCGATGCGCCTCACTGACCACCGTGGAGTCTTCGACAACTGGGAACACAGCAAGTACGCCGACCCTACGGCCCACACGGACTGGTTCGAGCGACAGACCGGGGAAGCTGCTGACGTCTGGGAAGACGGCTACCTGATGCGGAATCACAACACGACCACAGTGGCCCCTACTGGGACAACTGGGATGATCGGAAACACGAGCGGTGGGTGTGAACCGATCTTCGGCGTTGCGCACTTCAAAAACGTCTCTCAGGACATCCAGGGAGACGAACAGCTGGTTGAGTTCGACGACTACTTCCTGCGCGTCCTGGAGGCGAACGACATTGACGTCGAGGCGACGAAAAAAGAGTGTCTCCGACAGATGGAGAACAACGAGTTCGAGGGGGTACACGGACTCAAGACCGTCCCGAACGAGATCGGTGAGTTGTTCGTCACCACGGACATGCTCACGGGCCGCGAGCACGCATCGGTCCAGTGTGCAGCGCAGGAGGGCGTAGACAGCGCCCTCTCGAAGACGGTGAACTTCCCGAACCGGGCGACCGAACAGGACGTGGCTGACGTCTACGAGTACCTGTGGGACAACGGGGCGAAGGGCGGTACGATCTACCGTGACGGGTCCCGGTCCAAGCAGGTTATCTCGACCCGCGCTGACCACGGGGATGTCGCAGACGATGAGCCCATGTCACGTGAGGAGGCTGAGGAACTGATCGACGAGCTCGCCGAGGAACACGCGATCCCACTCGGTGTCGAACCAGCCGAGGATGCCGCTGCTGGTGGCATCGAGTTGGTCGAGCCGGGTAAAGTCCTGACCGCACGACGTGAACGCATCAAGACGGGCTACGGGAACATGTACGTCAACATCGGCTTCGACGACGAAGGTCGACCCATCGAGACGATCTGCAACATCGGCAAGTCCGGTGGGTTCACCAACTCGATGGTCGAGGCGATCGGCAAGCTCTCCTCGCTGGCCCTCCAGGCGGGTGTTCCCGCCGAGGAAGTGGTCGAGAAGCTCGACGGCATCTCCTCGCCGGACATCGCGTTCGACGATGGCGAGCAGATCGCCTCACTCCCGGACGGCATCGCGACGGCCCTCCAGCGGGCAATCGAGGCCGAGCAGGAAGCGACACTCCAGATCAACGCGCACAACGACCACAACCCGAACAACGAGTCCTGTCCGGACTGTGGCGGAGAGGTCGTCTACGACGGCGGCTGTCCGAAGTGCTCCCTCGGCTGCGGCTGGTCCAAGTGCTGATCCGGTAGAACCACCGTTTTCCCGTCAGTTTGAAACCGCATGAGTGGAATCTACCTGCGTATGAAAACACTCTTAATATGATAGTACCAAGAATGTGATAACGCCTCCCCAGGTGTCACATGCAAAAAGAGACGACGGAAGTGTCGGCCCACACCAACTGGGTCCACCCGCAGCTGCGAAACGCGGGCTTCGACATATACGACGTGGAGGGGTACAGTCTGGACGAGGACGCGGATTCGGTCGAGCTGTTCATCGACCGGCGGAGGGTCCGCGACGTTCGTGGGTACAACGCCGGTCGAGTGTGGCGAGAGCTCCAGAAGACCATCGACGAGACGGAGTTAGAAGCCAAGGAATCGCTGGCGTCGAGAGCTGGCTGTGACTACGTAGTCGCTCTGTACGATGATAGCCGCGTGAAGGTGTTTAGCGTCGACAGCGATGGTATCGAGACGGTGACGGACGAACTGTCCTTCCCCGAGTTCGGCAAGTGGGTGTTCAGCCACAACTCGACGACTGAGCTCGGCAAGGAGTTCATCCACGACGACGACTTCCCGTCACTGGATGCGGCCCTCAGACAGAACGGGACGCCGTGGCCACCAAATCTCGACGGCTTCTGGTACAACGACGATGGGGTGCAGTGCCTCATCGAGTACCAGACCACGAACGTCACGTCCCCTGCGAATCACTCGAACAACCGCTATTTCTCACAGGACCACGGTCGCTGGAAACACCTCTGGGGTCTGGCCCAGGCGCTCGATCTCCCGCTCGTGATCGTCGTCTGGTCGCCCAACGAGAAGTACCAGAACGAAGTGAAACTGAAGCGCGTCCACGATGTCTGTTTCAGCGGTCGAGATCGAGGACTGTCCTACTCGAGCGTTCAGCTCATCGAGCCAGCCCAGGTGAGCGACCAGATCAGGACGGTGGCCCAATGACGTTCGAGTACCAGCACGCGCGAGCGGACCGTGTCGTCGACGGCGACACGATCTGGATGACGGTGGACCTCGGGTTCTACCAGTACGTGAAGGTCCCGTTCCGTCTCATCGACGTCGACACGCACGAGATCCACTTTGTCAGCCACGACAGCGAGGAGTACAAGCAGGGAATGGTCGAGAAGCAGTACGTCGTTGACTGGCTCACCGAGGCCGAGCTCGGCCGTGGCGACTGGCCTCTGGAGCTGATCACCTACGGCACCGGGAAGTACGGCCGGTGGTTGGCCTACGTCAAGCGCAAGAGCGACGGAGCGATCCTGAACGAGGACCTGCTCGAGACGTTCGACGACGTGCGGTACGAGGCGTAGATGATAGGTGATCCTTCGGCACGCGTTACTCGCCGTGACCTGCTGATCGCCCTTGGAACGACGACCGCTGTGTTGAGTGTCGAGCGAATGAGCGCGTCGGCGTCGGATGTGGAGGAGTGTGACTACGATACGACGTGTTGGCCGACGGGATTCGGCGAGTGCGGCTACGGAGCGGGTGGGTTCGGTGGTATGGAGACAGACCTGCGTGACTACGGAACAGGTGGCTTTGGAATCGGTGGGTACGGAGAATAGGCTGTACGTACATATGTACGCGCCCATATGTACGTGCAGGTAGTTTAGACCAGATCGTCGACGACAGCGTATGTCCGGTCGGCGAGTTCGTCGATCCCAGCGGTATTTTGAACGACGCCGTCTGCACGCTGGAAGTAGTCACCCGCACCCGCGTCGCGTTCTCGCGCGGTCCGTTCACGGAGATATTGAGCGTTGCCGACGGGGTCTTCGCCCCCTTTCCCCCTCCCTGAACGTGCTGAAAACCACCGTACACGGTCCGCAAAGGTCGCCGAGACCCAGATCACGTACGCCTCAATGTCTAACTCGGCGGCCAGGTAGTCCACTTCGGCGGGATTCCTCGTTCCCTCCAGGACCACGATCTCGGACTCGTCGAGGTGGTCACGGAGTGGTTCGACGCAGGGGATAGCGACCCCGTGTTCACCATGGTCCTCCCGAAGGCTCTCTGCGTAGGCCCATACATCCTCCTCGTCGCTTTCGTCAACGGTTTCTCTGAGTGTCTCACCCATGCTCACGACCGGCCACCCCTCATTTTCCAGGAGTTCGGCGGCTGTGCTTTTCCCACTTGCCGGATAGCCCGCGAGTGCTATGATAGTCATTATGATATGTAATGTATCCCGAAACAAGAACATTCCGCTCACTACCACCAGCAGCGTTCACTTGTACTTCGTCTATCACGGTCACTGGGGACGAGTATAGCAAAAATCTCCCCGATTGTATCTGTGAAAAGAGTAGTTACGAAAACTGGTATATATGTCTGTACGTGTTTGATAATTCGATGGGTGACCCACAGACCGCCGAAATCCTTCTCGACACCCCCGAGGTAGTCGTCGAGACGGCTGCGGACGGAGATACCGTCGAGAGCGTCAAGCTCGTCGGTACCATGTTCGCAGACGGACTCAACGCCAACGCCTGGGGCCTTACAGAGAAGGGTGCGAAGGCGATCGCGTCCTCGCTTGAGGGCGAAGATCTAACGGCTGGTCATCCTCCCGTAGTGGGATA